CTGTGTCCACTGGGGGGGGACGCTCGTATGCAATAGGGAACGGGCAGACGCAACAGTTGAAAATGTCCGAAATAGTGGGAACGCTGAACTGTATGCACGACCAGATAGCTATCATGCAGCCGCTTGCAACGGACAGCAAACCATCGGAAGCCTGTGCGCCCATGACGGACGAGGATTCAACGGACAAGATGTAGATCAGGGAAAGCTGATTGTGGAGATTAAGGAGAAATAAATGGAAGAGGAAACCGGGTTGTTTGGGAAAAAGCAAGATATTTACAAGGTATTAGAAAGTTTAATAATCGTTGACAACTACTGCCATTCTGTTTATTGCGAGGATTGTCCATTTCAATTAATGGAAGGTGAAGGGTGGTGTCCATTAGATAAACTTGGCATGGGTGAAAGCGTTTATATGGAACAAGTAAAAGAAAAAGCGTTGAAGCGCATTAAAGAATATGAAACAGATAACAATAGCTGATGTGGTCGGAGCATTATGCAATGATGACTACAAGGGCATCAACAACCAATATGTCGGTCAAGGCAAGGTGGTAATAGTTGAAGATGTACGAGGAGCATCAGTACGGAGCATGGAGAAGATGCAGGAAGGCCGCACCTCTGAGGGCGTGCGGTGGAATCTATGGGGGGGAACTGAAAGTATCGTGACAGAGGACATTAAAGCGGTGGATGCGAAAAATTTTGTAGAAGGAAATGTGAACGGAACGCTGACAAGTGCATCCGCACATAATACGGAATCCAACAACGTGGTACGGCAACAGTATGCGGTAAGAAGGCTCACACCGATAGAAGCAGAGCGCCTTCAGGGACTTGAGGACAATTTCACTTTGATAGACGATAAGTCATGTTCAGATTCTGCACGTTACAAGGCTTTGGGTAATGGAATGGCCCAACCCTGTGCAGATTTCGTGATCCGGAGAATTGTGGAAGAGGTCGGTGAAGAATGATGGTCGCTGTAACAGTAGTATCCTGGCTGATAGCGTTGTTATATGCAGCGATCGTGCTGTCTGCTCCTGTAATGGCCGTGGTTTATGCGATAGGGGGATAAAACAATGGGAATATGTGACGAATGCATTATAAAGGACGGCTGTAAATTTGCTAATAGTGGACTTATTATGACGCATTGTAAAAACTTCATTGGTGAAGCACCACGAGAGATTAAAACCAATTTCCAGCGTATTTCCGCTTCCCCTGAAGCATTGGCAAAGTTTATCAATAAAGCAGAGGAAACGTATGAAAGATGCTGTAAAGGGGATATACGTTGCGATTTTTGTGATTGTCAATGGTGTGGCATAGCAGGAAGAAGCGAACTTATTGTGTGGCTAAAACAGGAGAGTGAATAACAATGAAATGCGGATATTGTAATGGCACGGGGGAACACATAAACGATGCCAATAGAATGACAACATGCGAGTTTTGCGGTGGCACAGGCGAAGTTGAGGTTGTTGGTGATTCCGTAACCGATGTTTGCGATAAATGTGGTGGAACAGGATTCTTTTGCGAAATGAGGATGGGCGATATTTGCACACTCGGTTCGCCATGTCCGCATCAGAAGCCGCTGACCAACGAGGAATGGTTTAACGGATTGGCAACCGAAGAAAAAGCGAAAAGAATAATCAATATTGCGGTTAATTCTGATTGCGATTACAGAACGATAGTTGAGTGGTTAAAACAACCACATCAAGGAGAGTGAACGATGAACGGCAGAATACGGATGATATACCGAGCGCTTAAAATGTATGAACGCAAAAAAGGATACCTATGGTTGCCGGGAATGACAGTGTACTGTAATAGATGGGTGAAACAACCACACATTATAAAGGAGTAGTGCAATGATTAAATATATACCAAAGCCAATACCGATAACAACCGAGGATGAGAAAACATTAAAACGTCTTGCACATGAGGAATACGAAAAACAAAAAAAGAATCCAACAGAGATTTTTTGGTGGTTACATGATGACGAACATAGGGGTTATAAATCCAAAACGCAATGACTATACATGGTATCACAGCACTCCAAAAGAGAGGGTGAAATCTATATTGAAAAACGGGTTGAAAATTAACAGCGAGCCAACGTGGCAGAGTAAGCCGGAACCGTGGATATACGTCAGTGTTGTTCCGTTTTTTGAATTACCAGATTATGTGACTTTTGAAGTTGATTTATCAAAACTACCATGGGATAAATGCGGCTGGGCGTTTGATGGTGAAGAACAGTTGCGAGTTTTTGAGGATATTCCGATAGAGTGGTTAAAGGAGAAACACAATGCCTAACGCACAAGAAGTTTTGGAATGGATGGCATGGGACAAGGAACGCAAGGCAAATATGACCAACGAACAATGGTTTTGCCAGTTACCTACAACCGAAAAGTCAGAGTTTTTATCAGCAATGGTAAAACAAGCAATAAAAGTATATGAAATACACGGATGTACATGGCATGAAACTGTTAGTTGGTGGGATGGTTGGTTAAAGGAGAAGCACGATGATAGTGTACAGGGATAGATGCTATTGCTGTGCTAAACATTGTAAACATTACAGGCAATGCGAGGACAGTTATTACAGTGGGGTAAAAGAACGAGATAACCACCCTGATGTTACAAACAGGCTATTGCCAATAGATTTCTGTGATATGAGTAAAACGTGCGACAATTTTGTCGAAGTCACCAAAATGGTTGAGTAGTTGACTACATTTTGTAGTCAGTTGCGAGGTGGGGAAAATGAAAAAGACATGGAAAAAAGTAACACCGATACCACTTGAATATAACGGACATGGGTATTTGTGGTATTGCACTAAATGCGGATATTGCACAACCTATGTAGGCAAAGAAAATGAACCACCTTATGAATGCCCTAAATGTGGCAAGGGGGATAAGGAATGAAAACCATTGATGAACTGAAAGCATATAGTAAATTGAAAATGTTAGGGCAGAATTGTGGGGAAATCCGGCTAAAAGGGAAACGATTTACTGTTATATGGGGATATAACGAAAACGGATATGAACACGTTAGCGTATCATGCAGAAATCATAATATCGTGCCAACATGGGAGCAGATGTGCGAACTGAAAGATATTTTCTTTTATCCTGAAGAAATGGCGGTACAGATACATCCGAAAGCCAGCGAGTATGTTCATGGCATTGGCGGTTTAGATAACGTACTGCATTTATGGAGGTGCATTGATGATAAATGGGAAATGCTACGGAATAAGTAAATATCTTATTAACTTACTTGCTATCGTAGTCACACTTCAGGCCACAGCCTATTGCCACACAGGAAACCCCACAGCATCAGGTGTAATGCCACAGGTAGGGCATTGTGCGGTTGACCGAATTAACGGACAATGGATTCCGTTCGGAACGATTATCAAAATTAAAGGAATGGGAACATACAAGGTTACAGACCGATTTGGTGCTGGTCATAATAATCGTGTGGATTTATTTATGGATAGCTATAAAAAGTGCATTGAATTTGGGCGGCAGGACTTGGAAGCAGAGGTGGAATTATGAAGTATCAGAAAAAACCTGTAATCGTAGAAGCATTTAAGTTTGACGGGGATTTAAAAAACAGTAAAGGCGAATGGTATGTTCCTGAATGGGCGGTAAAAGCATTTGAAAACGGCATTCTGTTCTACGGAAAGGATGACCCTTGGGAACTGTACATTAAAACGCTTGAAGGTGTACATCATGTCAGTGTTGGTGACTACGTTATTCAGGGAATTAAAGGTGAATTATATCCGTGTAAGCCTGATATTTTTGAGGAAACGTATATTGAGGTGGAGTTACCATGAAAGATAATTTTGATGAAATTATACAGATTGCAAAATTCATTATTGAAGAAGCAGAAAACTATAAACAAGATGAATTGCCATACATTACAGAGACAAGAATTAATTGGATAAGAGGTCATGCAAGAACGATTGTCGGCATGGCAGAAACAATGGAGTGTGAGGTGGAGTTACCATGACTATTGCTGAAAGGCTTTCCAATAAAATCAAACAAGATATTGGCATTGAGTGTGTACCATGTACATTCAGAAGAACGTATGCCGGATATTGGCAAAGACGGCAAGGGGCGTTTGTTTGGGAAATGAACGTGAAAGGCTTTTCCTACGAAATAGGAAGCACACAGCCAGCGTCAGAACTTGTTAAACGTGGGTGCAAATTGGAATTACAAGGCAACGAGATTTTTGGTGAGGTACAGTTACCATGAAACGATTCTACAAACGCAGATACAGAATGATTGCCCGTGTTGTGTGGCAATATTGCAGACAGGGCATGGGACGGTTTAAAGGAGAGTGGAAGAAAATATGAAAAAATACAAAGCATATCTAACAATGGAAATCACGGCTGATGTGCAGGAAGAAAACGAAGATAAAGCAAGGGATTTATTGGCAAAACAAATAGAATTCAGCGAGGTTCATGGCATTAAGGATGCAGGAATTTATTATGTGAAAAACATCAAAGTGAAAAGGTACTGGGGCGGTGGCAATGAGATATTGGACGATGGAACAGTAATGGTGAGGTGAAAGATGCACACAAGGAGTGAATGGATTAGGGTACACGGAAACCTTGTAATGATGGAGGATACGTTACACGAACATGGTATTATTGATTCGTTTAAAGTGCTTGTGATTCGTGTGTTGATGATGCTCGTGGAGGATAAAATCCGTGGAAAAGCCGATTGATCTGAAAAAAGCGTGGGAAAAGTTTATTAAAGAACAGGAGAGAAAATATGGAAGAGGACAAACTGGCAAGAAATCTTGATGGATTCTACCTGCGTGTGGAGCGGCACGGCAAATGGGTGAACCGGTGCTTTACCGACCTGACGGATCAAGAACAGTATGACTGGCTTAAAAAGCTGACTATGGATGGAAAGAGAAGAATTATTGATGGCTTGCTGGAATGCCTCGGCAAGATGATGGAGATTCCTGATATTGATGATGAGGAATTGGCTTTAATTACCATGGAAACTGCAAGGTATGTTTACAACGTGGGGAGCATATTGGACATCGAAGCCAAATATGAGGGGGAGTGATTATGCTGTGCTATCAGGACAGAACATTCTGCAAGGCAGAACACTGCAAACGTTACGAGAAGGAATGTAAGGTTTCTTTCACGGCAGCGAAACGGATGAGAGATGCCAGTCCGGATTCGTTTGATAAGAAACTGGGCATTGCGGTCCGGGATATGAGCGGTGTGTGCAGATGGTTTAAAGAGAAAGGGGATACATCAAAATGAACAAACCGGAACTTGTAAGCAAGGCGAAGAGTGGGGAACGGCTGGGGTGTGTGTATATCATGCCGGAGAGAAAAACAAAGTTTTCTGCAGGGTATGATTTCTACTGCCCCAAAAAAATTGTCATTCCTCCCAACAGAATGGCTGTGATTGGGACAGGGTACAAAGTTAAGTTGGAACGGGACGAGGTGTTGTTACTGCACATCCGCTCCAGCATGGCTTTTAAGCGTAACCTGATGATGGTCAACAGCGTGGGTGTCATTGATGCGGATTACTACAACAACGAGGACAACGAAGGAGAGATTCTGATTGGCCTGCTTAACGTTGGCAACGATGTTGTGACCATTGACCGGGGTGAACGTTTTGCCCAGGGCATCGTCGTAAACTATCGGACGTGGGGCGATGAACCTGAAACTGAAAGAAAAGGCGGTGTAGGTAGCACCGATGCAAACGAAGGAAATTAAAGAAGCAGCAATACCGAAAAAGCCGGACTGTCAACACTGTACAGTCCGGCATATCGGTTGTCATGGGAGAAGTTGTCCGTATGGCTGGGAAGAGTGGGCGGATTACCATGCAAAGGAATTAGAACGGAGATACAACGAACGCTTTGTAGCAGCGACACACGGAAAGAGTAAAGAGCGACGGTTGTTAAAGAAATTGAAAGGATATTACAGGTGATTGGGAGAATGACATGGAAAAAGATTATCTTAAAGAAAATGGGATAGATGCACAAACACTTTTCATATGGAACGTATGCGAAAATCTTACATTTGAGGAAATTGCCCAAAAGTTAAATTGTGCAGTTGGTACAGTTTATAACCTGTTTTCTAAATACGGAATTTTAAGAAAGCAAACATCAAAAGGTTGGAAACAGTCTGAACGTGTAAAGCAGATTATATCCCAAAAAAATAAAGGAAAACTTGTTTCAAATTCAACAAGAGAAAAAATCAGTAAAAAAGCAAGAGAAAGATATGACAACGGTTTTCATAGTGCATTGTGGAAAGGTGGTATAAAGCACAGGAAAGATGGGTATATTGCAATTTGGATGCCAAAACATCCTTATGCAAATGATTGTGGTTATGTTATGGAACATAGGCTTGTCATGGAAAAACATCTTGGCAGATATTTAAAGCCAGAAGAAGTGGTTCATCATAAAAACAGAATTAAAAACGATAACAGAATAGAAAATTTACAGTTGTTTGAAAATAGCTCTGAACATCAAAGGTTTCATGCATTATATACACGAAAAAGGAATAAAGGGGGCTTTGCATAATGCTTAATCGTGTAATTTTACTTGGGAGATTAACATCCGATCCTACCATTAGGTATACATCCAATCAAAAGGTTGTTGCGTCGTTTACATTAGCGGTTGACAGGCCGTTTTTGAATCAGCAAGGAAACAAGGAAGCAGATTTTATTCCTTGCATTGTATGGGGTAAAGGTGCGGAATTGATTGGCAATTCCTCCGCAAAAGGACATCGCCTGTTAGTGGAAGGGCGTCTCCAGATTCGCAACTACGAGGACAAGGATGGCAATAAACGTTGGGTGTCCGAGGTCATCGCAAACAATTTTGAGTTTATTGAACGAAGAGGATACACAGCACCCGAGTCTGCATCGTCCGTACCTGGCACAGCATCCAAAGCGGAAGCAGAAGCAAAGAACCTTATGAATTCCCACGCTTTTGACGGTTTGGGAGAAGAGGTAGATTTTTAATTCACAGGGGCGTGGTATAATATGGTCAATGTAGAAACGGATGAAAATGGTAAGGTCGTTTACATTAGGGTGGTCGTTTATTCTGAACCTGTTGCCCAGGGTAGACCACGTTTTTCCACACAGGGAAAGTTTGTAAGGGCATATGACCCAAAGAAGAGTAGGGATTATAAAAATCTGCTTCGCATGGCAGCCCAGGAAGTTTACAAGGAATGCCCTGGCTTTCAGCCTTTTGATGGTGTGCCGTTGGGATTGCGTGTCCATGTGTTTCGGTCGATCCCAAAATCGTTTTCCAAAAAGAAACATGAGGATGCTATCATCGGAAAGGTTCGCCCCATCACGAAGCCCGATTGCACAAACTACATCAAGGGAATCGAGGATGCTGTTTCAGGTGTGCTGTGGAAAGATGACTCGCTGATTGTGGAAGATGTGTGTCGAAAGTTTTTTTCTGACCAGCCCAGGATTGAAATGGTCGTGTGGCCGTTAGTGTACAATGCAGGTGATTCTATTGCAACAAAGCTATGACAGCAACGACAGCTTAATAGAGTTCGTTCTCCGCAACGCGAATCGGATACAGAAATGCGTGGAAGAGAAAAAGGTGGACCCTGGTGTGAGCCGTGACAACAACGTGGGTGGTGGAAGAAGCCGTATCTCCGATCCAACAGCGATGCAAGCACTGCATAGGGTAGAATCCGTGGGATTTATCCACTGCCCCTATGGTCCCGCCATCAACGGAAAAAGGGATACACGTTACATACGATGCCCAGAAAAGTGGCTGACCATCGAAAAGATGACAAGGGAATTCTACACAAGGGATGCAGAAAAGGAATTGGTCAGAGAGGTGTACCAACGTAGGTATCTGCAGGGGGAGTATGGGGAACGTTGGGAGATTACCTGTGCGAAGCTTAAAATCAGTCGTACATGGTATTACAGTTTGGTTCATGATGTGATTCGCTTTGCCGGTCTATATGCGGCGGGCATGGGACTCATTGCCCCCTATAGCAAGTTTGGGGAAAAAAGGGAATAGGGAAATAAAAAAAAGGCAGGATAGCCATTAGCCATCCTGCCTTTTAATTTTATGATTCAAATATTGTGTCAAAAACCTCTTTTAATATTTTATCTGTTGGCTTTACGTTGTATGTTTTGCACAGTTCATTAAGCACTTGTGTCTTGTCGATATTTTTATCTTCCGTAACTTTGGTAACAAAATCTTCAACCGTACTTTCGGCGTCAAACGCTGAGTATTCCCAGAGCATAACATCAATATATTTACTCATTAATATTCGCAGAAATTCTTTTAACACCAATTCTTTCTTTTCCATCTTGTTTTTCTCTTTAATCTAATTCTTCCAAATCATTCATCAATTCTTTTATAGGGACCTCCCATTCCTGCGACAACGCCTTGACTTCATCCTCGCTGATGATTGTGTTTTCATCGGTAGGCCGTTCCACTCCTAACCAGTTTTCAATGTTCTTCACGATTCTGTATTTTTTCATTTTTCTTCCTCTTCCTTTTCCACCTTGTACTTGCGGTTTGCCTGGCTTTGACCGGCTCGTAAAACATCCCATAGGTAGTCTTTCAGCTTTTCAAATTCCTCATCCGTAACGTAGATGTTCCGCTGCCGTTTCGGTATCTCTGGTGGTTTTCTCCCACCATTGTGACCAACGGCATGGTTGTGGGGTCCACGCGGACCTTGTACCCCTGGCTTTGAGCCGGCCCCTTCACGTTTTCCACCCCAACCATTATAAACCCGGTTGGGGTCTTTCTTTTTCCCTGGCATACTTTCCATCTCTCCTTATCCAAAAATGAAATTCAATATGATTAACAACAAGACAAACTCTGGGAATCTGCAATGCTCATGTTCCGCATCCTGTAACTCTTTCCATCTTGCCTCTGCTTTTTCACGTTCGGTCATCTTGTTTTTCCTCCCTTTACATTTTAATTGGATTGTTCCTCTATGTCAATGTCTTCTATTTATTTCTCCTTCCATACCTCGATCCGTAAATAGCGTTTGCCATCCTCGTTTCTGCACTCCGCATCATCTCTGCATTCCAGGCAGAAAACACTGTTGCTGTCGCAATTCAGATATCCTTTTACTTCCATGTAAGAAAAGTCTACCTGTTCCGCAAGAAAAGTCATTACCTCATTCAGCCCATTACAGATGATGTCCGAGAGTGGATGCACCGGCACCCACCCATCCTTTCCGCATTCATTTATTACAATTCTATACTTTTGTAGCATATGTATTCACTCCTTTTCAAACAATCACAAGCCTTAACACGGTTTTCTCTTCGGCAAAGTCATACACACGAATCTTGTGTGGCTCTGTTTCTTTTTTGCTCATCTTCACCGCTTGGTCAATCGCTTCGTACACATCATCGAACATCAAGACGGTAGTCCAACGATTGCTCCACTTTGACATGTAGTCAACAAAATATCTGTTCCTCATGGTTGCTGCTCCTTTCGTTACATAATTCCAGATAAAATATAGCTTATAGGTTCTTCTGCGTAAATCGTACAATTGTCAAGGCAAATTTCAATTGGTGGATAGGCTTCATCATCATCCGGTTCAGCTTCCTTTAAACAATTTATTTTGTCAACGTTGATGTAAATCGTTTCATGCGATCCGTATTTGTTGGTAATCTTAATGAATTTACTCATTGTTATTCTCCTTTCGTAACGTATGTGGCTTCTTCCCAGGTGATGTGTACCTTGTCAAATACGGCATCTTGGGTCTTGATACATTCATCAATATCGCAGCCTTCGTTATCCGTTTCCGTTTCGTGGTTGTACATTGCCTTTTCGACTTCCATTTTAAAGTATTTGTATGCTAAACCGAAGTCAGTGAAAACATACATCTTGTCGTGGTCACCAAACTCAAATCCCTCGTGGTTCTCGAATTTAACTGTAATGATGTGCGCACCGCCACCAATATACTTCATATCTCATTCTCCTTTCATTCTTCGACTTCACCAAAGATCGATTCGTATTCGTCACCATCAAGGTTTTCTTCAGCCCAGGTCCGAGCAAAATCCTGGGTGATGGGGTAGAAGTAAGTGTCGTTAATATGCGGAAGAAGGGTTCTTTCTGTCGAGCATACCATGCAAGCAGATTGCGCTCTTCCTGTAAAGCAGATGAAGAATTCTCCATTCCTTTTGCGGTACAATTCTTCGTCCGCATAATCCCAATTGCCATATGTTCCTTCGCTGATTCTTTTTATTAGTGTTGCGGTTTCCGTGTTGTACATCTTTCCATTGATAACTTTTTTCATTTGTCTGCTCCTTTCTCAATACCATAAACTCTGTTCCATCTTTCCACTTCATCTGTGGGAATCCATCCAACCACTTCCTCGTCTTCGTAGGACGGTTCCCAGATTGGTTCATAAAAGTCATACTCATCTGTCTTGGGGTCATACTTGCGAACTTCTACACTGCAATTGTAAATCATATAATCCCAATCTTCCTTTTCCTTTTCAGACCAGGTGCTTAAATCGTTGCTTGAGATTTTGTTTTCTTGGCGAATTTCTGTCATCCAAAGGATAAGGGTATCTAATGCATCGTTCTTGGCAGCTTCAAGGGAATCAAACTCGATCCCATCTGTACAGCTTTCGGTGTTAAACACCATCATATAGGGTTTCTTAACAATCAGTTTCGGCTTGGACAGTACGAGGATGGCATTTGCCACATCAACATAGGGGAATTCCATTCCGTTGGGGTATGCTTCTTTAAGGTCGTTGACAATGGTTTCTCCATCTGTTCCCCAATAGGAGTGTTCATCGCATCCGTGTTCTTTCAGAATTCTCTGTGCGTAAGCTTTAATGTTTTTCATTGCTTGCTCCTTTCGTTACTCAATGTTTCCTGTAATGCGTTGTGTAATTTGTCGAATATGTTCAGATAGTGGGAGTCTTTCCTTGATCCGATGTAAAGACCATTGTCGAAGTACTGTGTCAGCATCTCGGTCCCATCCTCATCGTATACTGTAAATTCTACGGCATTCTTGTCATCCCACTTGTAGCTTTCACTGTCGTACCATAATTCTGCTTTTTCCCCATCAATAAGGACCGGCATGTAGGCTACCCAAATTCCACCACCAGTGTAATCGCAATCGGCCGTGCCTAATTCTACGATTTCATGCAGTTTCTTCATGATACATGCTCCTTTCAATTTCCATGTGGTGCTTCAAGAACCATACCGCATAGGCAGCGACTTCTCTGTCACTTGTGAGGAAGTCTTTCCTGGCTTGAATGAATGCTGATGTGATGTCGTTGTATTCCTTTAAAATGCGGTCCCCAAAATCAACCAACCATTCATCGTAACCATGTTCGTAGAACGTGTCATAGATTTTACTGTAATCTTTCAGATGTGCTTTCGTAATCTTCATGGCTTAACTCCTTTCATAACTTGTTTAGTTTATCATCTCTTGACAATTATATTGTACCGTATCCTCAATCTATTGTCAAGGGGTAACAATAGATTTTTTAAAAGTTTTTTGGGTAGGGCAGCCTATTGCTATAATTTCCATTCCAAAGCAAAAGTCATTCACTCTATCCTCTGTAACACAGGCATCGATCCATTCTTTAATGCCATCATCATTCAAGCTTCCTTCTTTTTTCCATTCGTTTGTCACAAGCGCAACACATTCTGCAATGTATTTCTTTGCATCCTCGTAGGTAGGGAACAATGTAACCTGGTCTTCATAATGTTCGCACCATTCTCTGACAATGTATTTCATAGTTAAACCTCTTTCCTGTAACCACGTTTGTCCAAGCTAAAACCTTTTTCAAGATCGCAGTAAATATCTATCAGCCTGGTCTTACTTGCTGTGATATAAACCACATCTTGTTCTTTGCCATTCGGATGATAGCTGTCTCGCAATTTGTTTCCAATCTCATCGTACATTCCTCGGTCCGAAGCTTCTACCGTGTGATTGCTCACTCTGTACTGCTGTCCATTTAACACAAAATAATAGCTGTCCCCATTGCGTGATTGGGAGATACCATGTTCCTGGCAGAACATGGCAATTTCATTCATCTTTTCAGCAAATTCTTTTTTCGCTGTTTTGGAAAATGTCTTGCGATATCTCATTATAGTTCATACTCCTTTCCAATCTGCTTTCACATATTCTTCCCACGTAGAAAATCCACAGTACCTAACAAAACTATCTCTTGTCCTTACAGCTTCTTCACAGAGGAGATCGCGACCATCCTTAAAATGATTTTCAATAATGTCACCAATTTTAATCTTGGTTTTTACGCAATGCATTTCCAAATCACAGACTCTTCTATACTCATCGCTGTCAGTTTTTCCTTCTCTCCGCATCTTTCTGCGAAGATGTCCATACCACAGGTCATCATGAAAAAGCTTGCAGTATAACATAATCAGTTCAGATTTTGCTGTCATTTTTTATTCTCCTTTCAGCCATTTAATATTTTGGTCGGTGCAGTAATAGTCAGACAAGTAATCACTTTCTACTCCAAGATTAGCAAGATCGAGATTTGCATCCGATTCGAGATTATCTAATTCGCAATCAATGTAATCTTCATCGAGGTTTCCATTTTCATCTACATCTACTTCAAGATATGCCCATACTTTAACTTCGTAGGTTTTGCTGATTCTAACAGTTTTCTTCATGGCCCTGGTCTCCTTTCAGATTGCAAAGTTATTCTTTTCCGCAACAAGATGTTCACCAATGTCATCGTACATTCTGACATGCACTCCTTCATCGTATCCAAGATGGTCAGCGAGATAATCAAAATGGTTCATGGCATCATCGTAATTACTGTATTCACCAACATCATAACTTTCACCAAATAATCCGTAATCATGTCTTACAACATAAAGAGCCATCTTTTTTTCTCCTCTCCTCAATCAATTCTGATACAACATAACAGTAAAATAATCAGCGTAATCCATTCATCTTTAGTCATTGGCTTTGACTCCTTTCGTAATGTGATTGTGGATGGGCTTGGGACCATCCGTGCCACATTAATGCCATCCGTATTGATGGCATCCCTCTGTGTCAATCAGAAGTCAATCGACATCAAGTCATCCTTGTCGATAATGGCTTCGTTTTCCTCTCCATACATGAGGCTGACATTGTCAGTACCATACCTGTTGTCATACTGCATAATCAGTGTTTTGGTAGCGACATCAACAGCGTAAAGTTTCAGCATAAGACCATCCCCACCATCCGCAGAACAAGGATAGTCATCATACTGTTCGTTGCCAATCTGATTTACAAATTCTTCCCATGCTTCTTGTAGCGTAGGGAATTCAAGAATGTCGCAAGTTTCTTTGCTGATTTCCACATGTAATTCAAATGTAGTCATGGCAAATTCTCCTTTCCAAGATCAATGATTGTATGCGGAACATTCCGCAAAGCTTTTTACAGAAACATGGTATTTTTTATTGCTATAGTAGGGAAGCTTCCCCACATGGATTTTGACATATTTGAAGCATGGTTCTTTGGACAGGTTTTTCTGTGCCACATATGCATCATTGTAATTGTCGCATTCGATAACAAATTTGCTGATTTTGTTTTCAGCCAATCCCCATCCGCTCAAAAATTTATCTGTGCAAGTAACGTAGTATTTAGTCATGATGTCATTCTCCTTTCATGTGACCAATGGAGTCGATTCCATGATATTTGTCATCCAATAAGCATTCACCAAAAATCACACAATCATCCAAGCTTGTGCCATTGTCATCCACATCAGTGTTGGCATCTTTGAACAATTCCTTTAATCTGCTTTCAAAGTAGGGGACCGCTTCCTGTAATGTATCAAAAACATAGAATTCTTTTGCAAAGTCGTTGTGGCTGATTGTTACCATGTACATGGTTTTATCAATCCTTTTATCATTCATTAAGTTAATCATGGTTTTGATCTCCTTTCCCTAAAACACATCTACCATTTCTAATTTTGCAGAGTAATCTCCGCAAGTAAATTCCCAATTGGCAACACATTCTTCTGCATTCCAATCATCATCATCCACATCAGTTTCTTCCCATTCAAAAGCCTGGCTGACACATTCTGCCAAGCATTTTTCAGCATCTTCAAGCTTGCGAAAAATGTATTTTTCTGTCGTTACGGAATCTTTGCAAGTGACCAAGTATGCCATATTTCCCATTTCTATTCCTCACTTTCTGAAGCCATATCGTATATAATGAAATGTGTTTTTGCTACATTTTTGCTCTGTTCATAAAGCTTTGGCAGTAAGTATTTTCTGTCTTTTTCCGTAAAAATGCTTTCTAAAACATCAATGACTTTTAATTGCTTAATCATATCTGTTGCATATCTGTTTCGCAGATAGCTGTATTCCTCACTATCTGGAACAGATTTAATACGCAATTCGCTGATGGTCTCAAGATATACTGCATCCTTGTATTCTTTAATCAGTTTTTCTTTTAATGTCATGATTTTCTCCTTTCACCAATTCATGATTAATTTGATGTTGTCGTAAAATTCAGCGAAAATGTCTTCAAGATAGCTTTTCAGCATTTCTTCTCTTGCGAGTCTGTATCCATATGGTGTGAGATCACGAAAATGAACATTAAATCCATTTGGAGTAAAGATTACTTTGAATGGGAAAATTCCATCATAAAAACCATTTTCATCCATTCTGTCGTACGCATTTTTGCAAACCACATACTTGCTGTTTTTGATGTCAATCCGCCAATCGTAGTTAATTCCGCTTCCATGCGGAAGATTGGCTTCGATTTTGCTTTCCATTTCTTCAATTATTGCCTTACCATATTTAATCATCGTTTTATCTCCTTTCGCATTTACCTATCTCATCAGTATGGGTAGGTTATCTCCCATAGACAGCCCATTGTGGGCTGTTTCGATTTATGCGAACAATTCTTTTTCTGCTTCCTTTTTTGTTATGTATGTATGGAATTCTACATTGTTTACATTTACTTTTTTGAGGATGAATTTGTTGTCGCTATCAGTTTTTTCATATCTTGCTTTCCCTGTTGGCAAATCCTCGTTATTCATGAGGATTTCGATATTTTGATTTTCCCAAGAATAACCAATGTTGATTGAACCATAACAGCCAATCTCTTGAAGCTCTTTTACTACATTTTCTAACCTTGCAGTGATTTCTTTGATTTCTTCCATGCTTTTGTTGTTTTTTCTCATTTTATTTTCTCCCTTCATGCTCCGTAAACTGTGTTGTTGTTGATTGTTTCGATTGGATATTGACTTCCAAAGTAGACAATCTTGACTTCGATGTCAGACCATTGGCTTTCTTCTTTATAGGTTTTATAGGCTTCCTTTCTTGCATTTCTGATTCCGTAGAAATTGCCTTTGCTCATCCAAGAACCATCATCCGTATTTCTGAACAATACTTCGTATTCACTCATCTTGATTTCTCCTCTCCATTAAATACTGTAACCAATGCCATCTTGCTGATGACATTTGCAACAGCATTCAATGTGCTGTTGTTTTCTTCTCCTTTCTACCTCTTAAGATTATCTCTGCTTGCAGCTCGCTATTCGCTTTGTGAACCATTGCTACTACCTACAAGGCTTACCATTCGATATTCAGTTTTCAAGGTTCGTCCGCATTCTTTCTTTCCACCATCCTTTCCATGCGTTTTCCGAGATTTGCGATTTTTGGTCTTTCTGTCTTCAGAAGCTACCCATCATCACGACGGTTTTGGACATTTGGTCTTGCTATCTTGAAATTAACTTTCTTACTATATATATTATAGCACATATTCAAGATAATGCAATAGGGAAAATCTTAAATTCAAGATTAGTGTATGATTTGACTACAATTCAAAAAAATAGGCAAAAATGCGAAAAAGTGTAAACCGGGGACATTGCTTTAGTTTGTGAAAGTGTTAAACTTTTGACAGCATCAAAAAATCCATTCATGAATAGGGAAGACCAAAATGGTCCCAAAATGGTATAATCATCAAAACGATGTTGGATAACAAAAATCCAATGTCGTTTTTATTTTCTCTTCCTTTCCCTATCCATATTTCTCCATTTCTCCAAAATCAGCCGTATTGATTAAAAATCAGTATGGCTGATGATGGAGGAAAGATCGAAAATAGCGAAAATGCCCAAATACTGCGTATAATGCGTTTTGAGGCATTTTTTCTTTTACGCATATAAATACTCATGCCATGCTCTGAAAATGCACCAAAAATGGAATCTGATGGCAAGTATACTTTTCATTTTTGGAAGTATATTTTGATATACTTTTATTAACATGATTTGAATGATATACTTTTACAATTAATCAAGAATATAAAAGCTTTGGAATCCGCATGGTTACTGCGTTTGCGAGGTATGTATACTTTTTCTCATATCTTTTTGAGTAAAAAAGTATATCCTACTGAATCGGCAGCTTTAGCTTGTGAAAGTAAAAATCCTTTAGTTTGCGAAAGTGAAATCCAAAATAGGGGTATACAGCAAAAAATCGCAAAAAGTGTAAACTTTTCATGGTTTATTGCTGTTTTTCTTCGTTTTTCGTGATTTTCTTCCAATTTATCAAAATGCGTAAACAATGGTCCCCAAAATGGTTAACAAAATCACGAAAGCTTCTTTCGTTGCGTATTGCGATAGTAACTCCTCGCAAATTGGCAAACGTTGTATATATTGCTGTGTAACAATCAGATGGTTTTGCATGATTTTTATGCAAAACCATTTTTGCGGATGTGTATACTTTACGCAAGGAAATGCGTATACCTAACCTTTCAATCCTTGTTCCCTTTTTGGGATTGGGAACAATCAGCTACTACTATACTTTTAGTTTGTAATAAGTATACTTCGGTTCATCTTTTCAGTAGAAACTACGAGTGTTGCTGTCGAGAACAAATGTGTGTGCTGTACGGACATAGGGAAGCAGACTATAAATTGTACATACTGAAGAATAAATGTGGATAACTTCTGAAAGGTTGTCTATCACTTTTGCGGATGGAATTTGAAAAGTGTACTGTGATGGCAAAAATTTGCCATTTGGGTACACTACTGACAATGCATCAAGATGGGAATCAGGTTTTTAGGGAATGGATAATGGGAATGTATTGCTCGATGGCATTGCGGATAGTGCAGATACCATTGAGGAAAAGAAAAGCAATGGTCAACAATGGCATGACAAGAGGTATAGCAAGGATAAGGGATATTCTTTTTGGCTGTCTGTTAATGCTGTGCGTATGTTTCCAAGAGGAACAGAGCTTCCGCAGGATGTACCACCGCTGTATTGCGGATACATGTACAGGATTGCGAACATGCTACAAAACAATACAAACATGGTAGTAAAACGATACTGTAATTATGAAAGACCAGCACACGTTGAAGACATAGCTGTGGCTCTTGGGATATCAAGTCGTAGCTGTTACCGCTTTTTAAAAGATATGAAGCAGAAAGGGATTATAAAGGAACAGGATAAACTGTACTATGTGAATCCAATCTTTTTTATATGCGGAAAGTATTTGTCATGGCATTTATACAAGCTGTTTCAAAAAGATTTAGACCACTTCTTGCCGACTTGGGTAATAGACAGGTTCAATGGTGATGACAGAGCGTAGGTTTTACAAGTGCCAGACACGGATTAAGCACGCCGATGAGGCGTACTATAATCGTGAGCGTAGCGAACGCACCATATGAATCGTATACTCGTACTACAAGCTTGTGATAGCGTAACCATAAGACAGGGAGTATTTGTATACAGGCTAACTGACTAATGCTTTTTACGAGGGAATCGTTTTCAGAGGAGTTTTTTTAACGGGGGAACACCGAACCCCCTACCCATCCACAAGAGGAACGGGGGTACAGGAAACATCCACACACCCCCTCAGATAATTACGGATAAAATTACTAACCTTGGAGGGGCAGCACATGGTAAATTTTCACATATTGATTAAGAAGATATTGCGGGGCATCAAGGAGAGGTATCATCAGACGCTGTTATACGCAGAGGAGCAGAAGATAAGTGAGAGGGGGAACGTGTATACGGAGTACCGATTAAGTTTGGTAGTGACCACGGAGAAGTACAACGAGATGCATCCTGGGTTTGAGTTAAATCCGAACATCCACAAGTCGGCATATGCAACGATACCGTTGAAGAAGACGATCAAGATAGATGAGATGTTTTTATACATATTGGAGAGGATATGGAAGAAATTAGAGAGTGGTGAGATGTATGAGATCGGGAAGAGGGCAAGGGAAGAGTTTAGAAGTCGATACCATCCTCGTAAGCGCAAAGGAAGAGGCGGTAGTAAGGGAGTATTACAAGACGCACAAGTTGGCGAAGAGTTACCAGGCGGTATTTCCAGGGACGAGTGCAAGTGTAGCGTCGAAGAAGTGTAAGGAGATATTGGAACGGCCTGAGAATGTGGAATACATGAAGGCATTAGTGGAGAGGAACGCCAAGAAGGGCTATGCGAGTTTAGACAGGGTAAAGTCGTTCTTGACGGAAGTGATGGAAGGGAAGGTCAAGGACCAGTTTGGATTGGACGCATCATTATCGGACAGAATCAAGGCAGCGGAGGACATAATCCGTTGCGAGGGTGGTTTCAAGGACAAGACGGAGGTAAGCCTGAACGTGAATGTAGCAGAGATGTTGAAGGCTGCGAGAGAGAGGGCTACCAACCGTCAGATACCGCAAGGTAAAAGTTCTGGAGAGATAATTGATGTGACCCCGGTAGAGGGATAAAAGGGGTAGGGGTAAAAGGTGGTCAAATGGCGAAAAAATTATCGGATTTTTCCGCAGAAGACAAGGCGGCGCTGGCATCCTTTTTGGGTGAATATGCGCACGATCCTGTGGGTTTTGTATATGCGGCGTTCCCGTGGGGAGAGAACGAGTTGGAAGGGCAGAGTCCGCAGGAATGGCAGTTGGAACTGTTGGAAGACATAAAGAATGGGTTGAAGGATATCAACACTGTTATTCGTGAAGTGAGGGCATCTGGTAACGGTATAGGGAAGTCGGCCTTGGTAAGTTGGTTGATACTGTGGTCGATATCGACCTATGAAGATACGAAGGGTGTCGTGACGGCTAATACGGATACACAGTTGAGAACGAAAACGTGGGCAGAGCTTGCGAAATGGTATCGGCTGTTTATTGGGAATCCGTTATTTGAATATACGGCTACATCTTTATATTCAAGCGACCCGAAGCATGAGAAAACGTGGCGAATCGATGCGATTCCTTGGAGTGAGCAGAACCCGGAAGCTTTTGCCGGTATGCACAACCAGGGAAGACGGATTCTAATCATCTTCGATGAGGCGTCCGCTATCGCAGATGTGATATGGGAGACGGTCGAAGGTGCTACGACAGACAGAGATACAGAGATTATATGGTGTGCATTTGGCAACCCAACGCGTCCTTCGGGGCGCTTTTTTGATTGCTTCAATAAATTCCGTAATTTTTGGCATCACAAGCAGATCGATTCACGGACTGTGCGGATTTCTAATAAGCAGCAGTTGAATGAATGGGTGGAAGCCTGGGGTATCGACAGCGACTTTGTGAAGGTGCATGTGCTGGGAGAGTTCCCAAGTGCGGCAGCCAATCAGTTGATCAGTCGGACGTTGGCAGAAGAAGCCATGAAGCGTGGCATGAGCTACGGATTTGAGGATGCTGCGGATGGTGAGCCGGTGATTATCGGTTGTGACCCTGCGTGGACCGGTGAAGACTCGCTGATCGTGTATTTACGGAAAGGTAATTACAGCAAAGTGCTGTGGGAGTTACGGAGCAATAACGATGACACATTGGTGGCTGAAAAGTTAGCGTATTTTCAGGATGAATACGGCATGAGCAAGGGGTTTATCGATATGGGTTACGGCACCGGCATCTTTTCTGTGTTAAAAAGCATGGGGAGAGCGGATGCCTGGCAGTTGATATCGTTTGCCAGCAAGCCTGTGGATGAGTATTACGCCAACAAACGGGCTGAGATGTGGTCAGATATGAAGAAATGGCTGCAGGAAGGCGGGACTGTCGAGAATAAACAGGAGATTTTGACTGATTTGACAGGCCCTGAGGCAGCGATAAACAGGCGTGGCAAGTTGCAGTTAGAGTCGAAAGATGACATGAAACGTAGGGGATTGGCATCCCCGAACTATGCGGATGCATTGGCGCTGACCTTTGCACAGCCGGTACGGTTAAATAAGCGTTCACGCTTCAATCAGTTGCGAAAACAAGGCAAGATTCGCAAGTACGGAAGCATGTAACGCTATTTTTTATACAAAAAATCATGTTTAAAGGAGGTAAAACCGATGTTTTTACGCAGTTTTCAGCAGATCAGGACTGAAAAACTTACCATGAGCGGGACTGCAAAGCCGTTGATTACGGCAAAAACGCTGCAGGATGGTGCGATGGACAGCGGACGGTCTGCATTGGAAGTAAACAATGTGGAAGGTGCGGCTACTGTGTATGTTGGCAATAAAGATGTGACGACCTCGACCGGAATTCCGGTGGAAGCAGGGCAGTATCGTGTATTTCCGGTACAGTTTGGCAGCGGGGAAAAGATTTATGGCGTTGGCGGCGGTGATGTAATCATTGCGGAATACTTTTAAAATTGGTGGTGGTGTAGATGAGTAGCATTGCAGAGGGAAACGGATTAGATTTTTCCGCAAAACTGAATGACACACAGGCCACTATTTCGCAGGGGCAGAACATTGGGGCCACTCCCCTGATGCAGCCGAACCCGCAGAACATGCGTCCGATCGATTATCTGACCCAGCAGTTAGAACCGGAGAAAGATACCGAAGATATCTCGCTGGACACGCTGAAGAAGAAAGAAATCGACAAGATCATGCGGTCGTTTGAGAAGGGTAAGGATGTTGCCAGTCGGTATTTTGATGGCACGATCCGGCCGAAGCTGCAGGAACGCAAGCAGATGTATCTTGCAACGAAGGAACATTATGAGCATAAGTTCCCGCGGTTATCTGAGACTTCTGAATTTTGTTCCCGTGATGTAAAAACCACGATCAAATGGATGCTTCCCTCGTTGGAAGAGCCGTTTCTGGGTACGGATGACCCTGTGGATATCCGTGCGGTCAATATTGATGATGACCAGAAGGCAAAAAAGGTACAACAGTTACTAAAGTACCAATTGCAGCGTAAGAATGCATATCCTACGTTTATAGAAAGTGCGTGGAAAGACGCATTGAAATATAACTGGTGTGTGGCGAAGGTCTGGTGGAGACGGGAAGAAGACCGGACACGGTACAAACAGATGGTATCCAGTGACAATTACGACTTTGTCACATTGCTTTTGCAGGAAGAAGCTGCAGGCAATGCGGAGATCATCGAGGTCAAGCCGTTGAAGGATGCTCCCGACATCTTTGTCGTGACCTTTGACAAGATTACGGTGACGGCAAACTACCCGGTGGTACAGTATATGTCCCCGGATGAGCTGCGGTACACACCGGATGGACGGAGTGTACAGGATGCCAAGTTCATTGCTCACAGAAAGCTTGTGAACGGTGATTACCTGAAGCAGAAAGAGGCTGAAGGTATCTACAAGAACGTTGACAAAGCCATGAAAGAGTATGAGAACAGCGTGGGTGACACACGGCCTGATGAATTACAGGTGGAATCCAACAGCGAATTGGAAACGATTGGCGAGAAACTCAGCGATGATGATCTGGCTTCCCGGCAGTTTGAGTTATACGAAGCCTATATGAAGGTGGATTATAACAACGATGGCAGGTTTGAGAACGTGATTGTGCATGTGATTGGGGAGACCCCGATCCGCATTGCCAATAACGACATGAACATGGCTCCGTTCTTCCATTTTGCGGTGGAAGCAGACCCAATTAACGCATTCAACGAAAATGAAGGCTTTACGGATGACCTGGAACAGCAGCAGGATTTGAAGACCGCGGTGTTCCGGCAGGTTATTACCAATGTGGCAAAGAACAACGCGCCCCGGACGTTCGTTAACAACAACGTGGATATTGATGCGTTGATTAACAACGATGAGGTTGTTGTCTGTGATACAACTGAGAATCCTGCCACACAGGTATATGCCAATGCGCAGTTACCTATCAGCCCGCTGTCTATGCAGGTGATTGAGTATGCACAGAACGAGATTGAGGCACAGAGCGGTTCTACCCGGTACAATCAGGGCCTTGACAGCAATTCGCTGAACAAGACGGCGACAGGCATCACGGCCATTTTGGGCAGTGCGGAAAAACGCATGAAGCAGATGAGCCGTATGTTTGCGGAAAACTTTATTGTGCCGATTTTCAAATATATCATCCTGCTCGACCAAAAGTACATGGATCAGGAGCAGATTATCCGTCTGACTAACGAGAACATCGTAATCACGAAGGATGAACTGAACATTGATTACGATTTGATTATCAATGTAGGGTTGGGACCGGGCACAAAAGAAGCACAGATTCAGTATCTGATGGTCATGATTAATCAAATTTACCCGCAGTTGGCACAGGCCGGACTGATTACTCCGAAATCGTGGTTCAATATTATTTCCGAGCTATTGGAAAAAATGGGCATCCGCAATGTTCAAAACTATATTTTGGATCCGGATAGTCCGGAAGCCAAAGAACTGGCACAACAGCAACAACAGGCTGCGGAACAGCAGAAGCAGGAAGCCATCCAGATGGAACAGATGAAAGCACAGATGGAGATTGCAAAAGCCACTGCACCGAAGACCAGCATCTCTGTGCAGTATCCGGATATCCCACCGGCGGCACAGATGCAGTTGTTACAGGCGTTAGGGGCCAATGTAAAATCCGAAGACATTATTCAGAAGGAGGAGCTGGAAAGTGTTAAGGAGGTCAATAAGAAACTCCAATTACCAAGAACTCCGAATGGAGCTGGCACAGGCATGGTCAATAGAGGACAAGCTGGCACGGGAACGCTACCGCAAGGCGGCGCTGCAGAAGGTAGTCAACCTGGGCAACCGAGCTAAGGATGCCAAAGAGATTTTAGATATCTTTATGGACGGGGTGGAGGACAACATCTTAAAGAAGATGGCGGTCACAAACGACACCACGAGCTTGTTGTATCTCAAGATGTATTACAAGGCCTGCCTTGATTTGGAAGCCGAATTTGATGGCATGATCAAGCAGGCTTTGTTAAAAGAAAACACATTAGATGTAATGAAGAAAGGGAAAGGAGAACAGTAAATGGGAGAAGAAGGAACGACTAACACGGGTATGGGTTTCAGCGGTGGTGGTGCAGAAGGCAGCGGGAACACTTCTGCTACCACGGAAACCACGTCTGCCGGGGCAGCGGCGACGACTGAAACTTCGACTAATGAAAGCTCCGCTACCAGCGGCGGTGGCGGTGCCATCCCTCCTAACACTGCTGCCGCCAAGGAAGCGGATAGTACCATAGCACAGTCAGAGAAAGGTTCTTTTGTGCTGCGGTACAACGAAAGGACCGGTCGGAACGAGGTAGTGTCCACGATGCCGACCGAAAAGGAAGAACAGGCAGAAGAGGCTCCGGCTCCTCAACAGCAGCAAGAGCAGCCAGCCGCACAACCGCAGGAACAACAGCCTGCGCAACCCTCACAGGAGAACACGTACAACGGAAACGAGATGTTGCAGTTCGCACAGATGATTCGGCAGCAGCCTGCAGCTCCGATGTATCCTCCGACACAGCCACTTCCTGTACAGCCACAGACACAGCCTCAGGCTACAACTGCACAGCAGACAGAGCCGCAGGATGAAACAGCCTTGGCAAAGGAATATTATTCCAATGTCAACAAGATGGCAAAAGAACGCGCCATGAAAGAAATTGGCATCACCCAGGACGAGCTTGATGTTGCAGAATATTCCGATGATGCGGAACTGGTAGAAAAAGCTGCGGCATATCGCGCGGCTGTGGAGAACAACAGAACCCAGATCATGCACGATGTGGACAGCATCCGCAGAGCGCAGGAAGCCGAACGGAACGACCATGCACAGGCATATCAGACCGTGATGGCATTCACCCAAGAGATGAAGCAGAAAGAGCCTAACTTTGATGCTATCGACAAACTGATGATTTCCCGGGTGAACAACATGCCGTATGCAGAAGCCATCAAGATTGCGCCCCTAATCCAAAAGGTGCAGAATGGTACGCTGACCACGGCTGATTTACCAGCCCTTCAGGAGATGTACAATCAGACCCGTCTGGAATTTTATTCCAAGAAGACTGGGGTTGGGTTGGCTCCGAAGGTGGTCAATAAACCTGCCTTTGTGGAGAAGCCGGGGAACGGTGCAGAAGCCCCGAAACAGACTACTCCGCTGAGCGAGTTGGGCAAGATGAGCAAACGTGATAGGGAAGCTGCTATTGGGCAGATGTTCAGCAACTTCTTTGATGATTGATTAACAACATAATATAACGAAATAAAGCCACCGCAAGGATGCTGTGAATATCGTTTCACGGCTACCTTGACGGTGGTTTTATAATACAAATTTTTTATATGAGGTGATTTATTATGGCAGTAGTACGAGCAGCGGGACCTTCCGCTAATCAGAGTTTTACTTTTGATGCATGGGGCAATGCAGAAGACATTTCCCCGATCATCACCAGTATTACTCCCGACAAAACCCCTTTCCTGTCCTCTATTCCGGATGGACCTAACGCAGTAGAACCTTCTTTCTCTTGGCCGACTGAAGAACTGCATCCCCCGATGGTCAACAAACATCTTGAAAAAGAAGACTACACCAGCCACGAAGTTGGCAGCATGGAAGCACTGGACAATGTGGTTCAGATTTTCATGACCAGCGGTTTCGTGACCGACATGCAGCGTAAAGCGCGTAAGGTCTACAAAGGTGGCGACGAATTCAACCGCCAGCTAACCAAAGCGTTTACCGAACATGCCCGTGATATTGAGTATGCTTTCGTAAACAACGATCAGAAAGTACCCGGCACCTCCGCAGTAGAAGCTATGACCGGTGGTCTGCCTTACTTCATGACCAAGAAAACCCTGTCCTGCACCATTAATACCACCAGCGGCAAAGTTACCACTACCGCGGCACACAACCTGAAGACTGGTGACTTTGTATATTTTGATGCAGCGACCATGCCGACCGGCCTGAAAAAGAACACCCTGTACTATGTACGGTTGGACGACACCACTCCGGCAACCATCTTTACCCTGTATCCTTCCATGAAATCTGCTGTGGAAAATATTACGGCAAAACAGGTTGTCCCGTCTTCCGCTGGCAGCAGCGTAGTATGCGTACTGAACAACGTGGTTGATCTGAACAGTACGTCCGATTTCACTGTTGCCAACATCAATGCTGCAATGGAAATGGCATACCGTCGTGGTGGTCAGCCGGATACCTTGTGGGCATCTCCGCATAACAAAGCACGTTTCTCCGAAATCGTGAATGCTATGAGCTACACCACCCGCAAATCCGGTGACAAGAAGACCAACCTGATCGCTACCACACTGGAAACCGACTTCGGTGAAGTAACCTGCAAACCGCATCTGTGGTTCCCCAACGACTTTATGCTGGCACTGGATTCCCAGTATCTTGAGAAGAAATGGTTTGAAAAGACCCGGAAAGTTCAGGGACTGGCTAAAAAAGGTAACTATTCTGAATTCGTTATCGAATCCAGCATCGGCCTGAAGTTCGACCAGCCGCTGTCCTCCGCAGCCATCATCAACATTCAGGAATAATCCCGGAAGGGCCGTTTAGGGGATTATCCCATTAAGTTCAAGGCCCTGATTATGTTTGTTCAGTAATCGGGGCCTGAATTTTTTTGTGTCAGGGGAAGGGCAATATGGAACAGGATATCTCAAATGTAAATTTACAGACGTTCGATACCGAGTTCGATGAACACGGCAACGAGCGTTACCATCTGCGGACGACCATTTCGCTGGACGATACCATCGATAAGGTAAAGTATGACAACGAGATGGGCGGCAGGATAGGCACAGGCAGCGATGAGGTGCTGATAAAAGCGGAAATCCCTATGGAACTGTGGGCATTAGACCCTATGTTAAAGAAGGCTATGTTCTTTAGGGCGCAAGGCGATATTGCGCATTATACGCACTATTTTGACATGTTCCTGCGTTTGAATCCGCAGTTCAAGGTAGAGTACAAACAGAAATATTTCACCACGAGGTAAGGCGGTGAGAACATGGCGATCAATGTAAAAAACCTGATAAGCAAGATCAGGTACAAGGTAAAAGATTATAACGAGATTGTTTACAGCGACTACGATGTAATCGAAGCGGTAAACGAATGTATTCGGTATTTGAATCAGGTCAAGGCGCTGAAGAACAGCGACTTTTTGGAAAAGATAAGGCACTGTGTGCAGGCAGATATGAATGCAGAGATTGCACGGTATAACGAGGAAAACCCGGATGACCAAAAGCCGTTTTACGACTTTGTGGAGACAGGGGTAGAGCTTCCTGACGATATGATTTCCATTGTGGATATTATCCGGCTGAAGGATGGTTATCATCTGCATCCGATTCCTGCTGTAGAGCAGATCAACCCGCATGTTGGCGGTCAATATAAAATCGTTAACAATAGAATCTATACCAATGTGGATTTTGATTTGCTGTACCGGGCAGAGATTCAGCAGATAACGCTGAACAGCCTGTCTGACAGCGAAGCTATCGTAGAACTTCCTGCCGTGTTTACTGACCTTCTGATTAAGATATCGGTAATGATTTTGACAAATACGGCAGACAACGATGTTATGGCGCAGGAAGTAAGCCGCATTGCGGACAACATCATTCCACAGCGTCGTTACAACAATATTTCGGTGCGTATGCCGTTTAAGGTATAAAGGAGGTTGTCATCATGAATGTAGAACAGGCTATCAGCCGGATCAAGGCTGCCACCCATGACATATCGGATGAATACTCCAACGAACGCTGCATCGAGTTTCTGAATACATCTGCACAGCAGATTGGCGGTTTACTTTGTGCAGCAAAATGGCCACCGATGGCACAGGAGATGGAACTCCATGATGGCGACCGACTGCCGGACAACTACATGCATTCCTGCGGCACATATCCGATCAGAATAACGAACGGCATTGTCAGCTTCCTTGATGGTAGCGAGGTTATGCGTTACCGGTATTTCTCCAATCCCGAGTTCATTGAGAATACAACGGATGCGATGCCTTTTGACGGATTTCCTGCTATTCAGGATGTGGTGGTCAAGACCGCTGTTATTCTTGCATTGAACGAAAACGAATACGATGTTTCGCAGGACAATGCGATCCGGCAGGAGCTTATGCAGGCGATTGCCGGCGGAATGGGCGCTAATGCGACCGGATAAGGTGTGATGTAGTATGGCTACTAACGACATTACAAAGAAATTATTACGCGCACCACTGCTTCCCGATACCGTTCAGGGCGACGGTCGGTACTTGATGCGTCTGCTGAAGAAATACTTGGAAGACCAAGCTATCCAACTGAACCTTGCCAACGGTTTTACGGCAGACGAAATCAGGGATACAGACCCGAACGCGGCTTATATGCCACGGCATTTTACACTGACATTCGACAGGCTTGGCGGTCACTTTACATGGAATCCACCGGCGGACGTTTCCAACCTTGCGTATTACGAACTGCGGTTGGATACCAACGTAGGGAGTTCCAAGAACAAGCTGGACGGGCCGGTATATGACAACCGAAGTGATGAGTTGCCGACAAGTTACGCTGCGCAGGTATACTTGTACGCTGTTAACAGGGATGGCAGTTACAGCAACCCATCCATCCTGACCTACAACAAGACAAGACCGTATATGCCGCAGGACATCGCACTGACCAAGAACAACGAAGGTACGCTGATTACGTTTTTGGATATACCTTCCAACTGTGTTGGCGCGTATGTGTATGTCGATGGGCAGAGGTATGAAACACCCGACAATGTGTTCCTGTACACGAACGCTGACGTGGATTACAAAATCCGCAAGGTCGAGGTTTCGTACTATGACCCATTCGGTGAGGGCGAACGTGCAATACTGAATTGTGTTATGCCTGATGTGACGGGATTCTTGGTGGAACGGAACGGAAGCAACTTGGACTTCTACTGGGATCCGGTCGAAGTGTACGGGGCGATATATGAGGTTCGTGTTGCGACATCCACAGACTGGAACATGGGAATCACGCTGTTCACCACCAAGACCAACAACAAAAACCGTTATATCTATCCAAGTGAGGGTGAGTATTACCTGTTGGTAAAGGCGATTGACACGCATGGGAACTACAGCGAGAACGCCGCATGGCAGGTGATGAACACTTCTGCCGACATACACAGGAACGTCATCTTGAAGTATGACCAAAACGAGGTTGACTACCCTGAAACCAAGATTAATATGTATTACGATTACGCGGCTGACAATATCCAGCTGGAGCGAGAAGCAAATTACGGCGAGTACACCATGGACATTCAGCTGCCACAACGGTACAGGGCGAGGAATTGGCTGTCGTTTGATTGCATGGCATACTCCACGGATGAGCTGATATGGGATGATGCGGAGTTTTTGTGGGATGACGCGGTCGGCGTGTTGAATGGCGTGATAGTGGACAACAGCCTGACAGAGGTAGAGCAGAAGATTGCGTTTTATGAGGGCGCGGGAACGCTTGATGTGTTCCTTGCCCGCGAGAACGGAAGCATCACTCCTGAAGTAGGTGGTACGGTGCTGGAGAACCAAAACGCTGATGAGTTTGAAAATGCACACTATGGGCAGGGTGTTAAGATCAAACCGATTACTACGCTGGCGTATTCCGCTGAACATATACCCGAAGAATTTAGCCTGATGTTTTCCATTAAAACCGCGGAAGCATTGCCCGACACGATACTGCTGGTGCTGGCTGACAGCAACGACCATTTCCTGCGTGTGGGTTATGACACTGTACGAAACGTGTACTACCTGCTTGGGAGTGATGGTTTGGAAGTCACGATTCCCAAAACAGCAGGCAAAGTGGACTGGCTGACATTCGGCATTAGTCAGGGTGAAACACATCGGTCGCTGTTCGTGAACTCGCTCGTGAAAGAAACATCAGCGAAGCAGACGATAGAGGCCGAGCCTATCAGCGCATACGAAACGATATATTGCTATCCTAAAATCATTGTGTAAAGGAGAGTTTTAAAATGACTAAAACGAAAGATGATTTCAAAATCAAAGGTTCTTTCATTGCGACCTTGCGCCACAAAGACGGCAGCGTGGAAGTCCGCAGGAAAGACAACCTGATTCTGAACGGCGGGTTTGATTTTATCTGCGACGCGATTGCAAACTCCGCTCGCGGTAGCGTGATGGGATATACTGCGGTAGGCACTGGCACAACCGCGGTAGCCGCAACGCAGACGGCTCTTGCAAGCGAACTGACCCGCTTGGTGGCTACCTACACACACACCACCGGGTCAAAAGTGTTTACGTTAAGCACATTCTTCGCGGCAGGCGTGGCGACAGGGGCCATCACCGAAGCTGGCATCTGCAACGCATCTTCGGGTGGTACGTTCCTTGACCGCGTTGTGTTTGCGGTTATCAACAAAGCCGCTGACGATGAGCTGACCACTAACTTCCAGTTTACACTTTCTTAATATACAACAACCGATGATACGGATGTGATACAAATGAGCGTCACGATTACCGACAACTTCACACCGCAGACTTGGGCAGAGTCGTACCCAAAAACATGGAAGGGTGATGCCAGCGTAAAATGGAAATCAGAATTTCAGACTTGGGCAGAATCATACCCGAAAACTTGGGCTGGCGTAAACTACTCAACGTGGAAATTTGGGATTCACGACTACGAACTATTGGCGAAAATAACGCTTGGAGTTTTGGATGCGTATTTGAGCGCTGCACGGATTAGCGCCACAGAAAACTTTGCACTGATGGATGATGAAACAAGCCGCTCCATCAAAAATGCTCTTGTTACGCTTCGTGTTGTTGACAAGCCACCGAAAAAGATTATGGTGAAACCGCTTCAAATCACAATCGTTGTGGAAGATGATTTTTTGCACAAGGCAAGGATCGTTCGCAAGATGGTGGAAACGATACACGTTGCAGAACTCGCCAACAAACATTACAAAGGGCATTATCAGGAGTTCGTTGAAACTATAGATTTCTTATACAACGTGTTTGCAGGAAACAAAAGCGAAACGATTTCCCTCGCCGAACTGACGTCCCACATGTTTGTCGCAAGAAGGCTGTTTTCAGAAGAAGTAGGCCTTGAAGAATTTTTTGCCAAAGATTTGGAACTGAACAAAGCCGCTGTGCTTTCCGTCCGCGATACGATACTACAGGCGAGCAACGCCATCCTGAACAACATCTTTGCACGGCATGGGGAAATAACCTCGTTGGAAGATTTTGAAAAATTGGTGAATCAAGCACCCGGTTTCACGCAGTTTATACCCTTTAAGGTCGGTGAGTACGACTACGAGAGAGCGTTGGTCAAGATAGTTGTACGAAGCAAGGCGGATCAGGCAAAGCCGACCATCAACAACCTGACGGTGCATGTTGACATACCCGACACGGATGCGAGTGGCACGGTGGCAATTAAATCTACAGAATTGTCCGAACCAAAAAGAGTGTGGTTTGAGGATGTTAGTCGTCACTACTACAAGCACTACTATAACCCGCCGGAAGTGAACGTGCTTGTAATAGGTGGGTACGCAGGCGAGGTTCTGACCCCATACATCACTTCCATAACTACGACATATTTTGACGTTGAAATAAGAAACGCAAGCGGTGTTCGTGTGGCGGGAACTATCAGCTGGTTTGCGAAAGGATATTGATAATATGGCTATTACAGTAATAAACGAAAATGATTATATAAGGGATAGCCGCGAGGTTATCAACAACAACTTTAACGAGTTGGATACACTGAAAGCGCCGTTAAACAGCCCTGCGTTAACAGGCACACCGACCGCGCCAACACCTACGGGTGGAGATAACAGCACGAAGATTGCTACCACGGCGTATGTAGAGGGTGAGGTGGCAAACTGTCTGCCGTTAAGCGGTGGTTCTCTCACGGGCAACCTGTCCGTAAGCGGCACTATCACAGGCAACGTGACCGGCAATGTAACAGGAAATGCCGACACGGCAACAAACGCCACGAACGATGCAAATGGGAATCCTATAACAGGAACATATCTGCCGCTCGCTGGCGGTACGCTGACAGGAGATGTCAGTGCATCAGCAGATTTGTCAGTTGCGGGTGACACCTCGCTCACGAATCTGTCAGTAAGTGGAACAACTGCATTGAATGGCAATTCCACCGCAATTACACAACCGATTGATGATAACAGCACCAAAATCGCAACCACCGAATATGTACAAGCCGAAATCAAACCCATTGAAGCAGATGTTTCCGCAAATGATAAACGCATCTCTAACATCGAAAAACTGTTACAAGGCAACCTCTACGATTACCAAACCGACACCGATTCTGCCTACACCAAAACAGTACCGCAAGGTGCTATGCCATACGCATCCCTTGAGCAGATAGGTGGGAAAACGCTTGTGTTTAATCAGTTAGTGAATCCTGCCAATATCGGTGCAAGCAAAACACAGAATGGTATTACATTTACCAACAATGGTGACGGAAGTGTTACTGTCAGCGGAACGGCAACGGGTGGAAATGCAGGATTATCTGTGTTATCTCCACGGACGTGGGCAGACCACAAATATTGTCTGCAAGGATGTCCAAGCGGTGGGAGTTCGTCTACATACTGTTTGCGTTTGTTAGGGCAAGGGAACAACTATTTCGATACGGGTGACGGAGTGATATGGTATCACGCAACGGCACGATATAAACAATGCGACATTGTGGTGTATGAGGGTACAGCAATTGACACTCCAATAACCTTTAAACCGCAGTTTATCGACCTCACCCTCATGTTTGGAGCAGGCAACGAACCCACCACAGTAGAGCAATTCCGTGAAATATTCCCTGCTTCATATTATCCCTACAACGCAGGAACGCTGTTGAGTGCTGGGGCGGAGAGTGTAAAGAGTAGAGGTGAAAACCTTGCGGATGGCGTGGACATTAACACGGGTTCGATAAACTCAAATACGGGGGCAAGCAATAGCGTAAGTGGTTTTTGCCGTTCCAATTACGTCATAGTACAACCTAACACGCAATACTACATCAAATCGATGGGAAATGGTGTTAATAGGGTGTTCGAGTACACGGCAGATTCCTACATTGGATATACTAACAGCGTTGGTTTCATCGATGGTGTGTATTTTACCACATCTCCCACAACCTACCGTCTGCGTTTCAATTTCTTTGCAGATGAACCAAGCGAGATAACTGATTTGGTGGTGGAAAAGCACATAAACTCCTATCCCATTCCCACTCCCATCCAACAGTTAGACGGCTACGGCTGGAGTGCAGGAAATGTGTATAACTACATTGATTATGAAAGAAAAGTGTTTGTTAAAAATGTGGGTGCTGTGGATTTGGGAACGTTGAATTGGGTATCAACCACAAGAGGGGGAACAATTCAGTATTTTTACACAATTTCACTTGTTGACGATATGTGGTTTGAACCCAATTCTAATACTGCCATAGCCCATATTGTTTGCCCCAAATATACCATTGGTCGATTTACCGATGTATATAACAACACAGTGCAGTGCATGGGCGTTGGCGGTGGATATGGCAACCCTGTTGGTCGATTAGCGGTTTATGATGCTTCTTCTTCTTCCGTGACGGCAGAACAATACAAATCATCTTTGAGTGGCGTAATGCTGTATTATCAACTTAAAACACCCATAGAAACAGACATATCCGCTTATTTATCAGACGATAACCTTATTGAAGTAGAATCAGGTGGTACACTGACATTCCCTAACAGTAATGGTGATGATTACAGAATCCCTGTACCGAGTAAAGAAACTTATATGATTAACTTGCAGGAGGCGGTAAGCAATGGTTGACATTAAAGAACGGCTGAAAAAAGCTAACAAAGTAACGGAAACCAAAAAAAAATCCGATAAAGTGCGTATCGCTGAATTGGAAGCGGAAAATGCTGACTTGCGTGTACAAGTAGCAGAAGCACAGGACGCACTCATTGAACTTGCTGACATTATTGGGGGTGGCGAATAATGGTAAAAATCTACGTTCGTAAAATCAAGGCAGGACAGATGACCATTGAAGAAGTACCAATCCGTTGGCGTGAAGCGGTAAGGGAAGTATTGGGAGAATGAAATACCTAAAGTAAAATAACGAAACAAGGGAAGTGCCTGATGGTGCTTCCCTTTTATTTATAGGAGAAAGTCATGCAACAGTATGTCGATATTTTAGGCACGGATTTAGTAAAAAATAGCCGTAACACGATAAACAACAACATAAAGACCGTCGGGAGCAACTATTCAGGCGCGGCTTTCCCCACAGACAATCTGCTGGTAGGGATGACCTGCTACCGCACAGACAGAAAGGAACTGTACATCTATGTTCCGTATGACGAAGATGATGAACAGCCGTGGAAACTGTTGCTGAAGCTGACCAACAGCGGCGAAGCACTGGTGGTTAACTCCACCAACAGCGAGTATGTCAACCACGAAAACACGGTGGTTCTGCCTGACGGCACGATTATGTGGGTGGAGTGATGATATATGAGTAGGTCACAACACGTTCTCAAATTACAAAAGGATGGTGTTACTTACACTTGCGAGATGTACACCACTCCGCAGGAAGCAAGGGATAACCTCTACGCTGGCAAGTATGTGCGTTTCAACAAGGACGGAACGGACTTATATGTTCCACTGACGCAGGTGCTTAATTCGGAAGCGGAAAGCACACCCTTGCTGATGTATAAAAAAGGGGACAATACCAAATACTGTATTGCGCAGAAGTCGTTTTACCGGGCGAATGTTGTACCGGTTGCCAATGCGGTTATCACTGCCAAGGCATATGACGAGGGTGGCACGGAAATAGATAGTTGGACAACGGGAGCGAAATGGTTTCCATATGGCACGAAGATAACGGCATCTGCTATTGGAAATCCCAGCAATATATGGCAGACGCCTACGCTGTCGATAGATCGGGGTTCTAATGTTGGCGATGTGATGACGGTCTCCAATGTAGAGATTGCCGCTGCGGCTGCGGCTGGGAGAAAATCTTATAACTTTACTGTAAATCCGGGGGCTAATCAGACCATCACGTTGAAGTACACGGAGCCGGGGAAAAATCAGGCCACTGTTTCGGTCACGTATGCACGAACCTTTACAGTATTAGCCGGGACAACGTGGACGGCTTCGTTGAGTGTGGCTACCGGCTATAATATCGGTAATTTGAACAAGACCAGTGGAACGATAACAGATGGAAGTACAAGCATCACGGCAACCGCGGCATCCATCAAGACGTTTACCCTCAAGCTCAACGGTACGAGCGGTCAGACGATTACGCTGTACTACACACAGCCAGGTTCTTCACAGGTCACAAGGACATCGACCGGATACGCACAGAGCTGGACTGTTGCGTATGGTACGACATGGTGGGCAACGTTGTCTGCGCACGCAGGATATACGGCTGGTACGTTGCCGGTGTCAAGCGGTACTGTAACGAGTTCTGTGACTGTATCTGCTACGGATGCAAGGGGAATTACATATTCTGCAGGCATAACGATCAGTTTCGTTTACCGCGACTATACAAGCGGTGGTGTGACGATAAGTTATACCAACGGCAGCGGTTCTTCGGTTAGCGAAACGATTCAGGGTAAGGGTTCACATACAAGATCGTACACGGTTAAATATGGCACAAGTGTTACATTTAAGTTCTTGGGCCATAGAGAAAAGGATTCTGACACTTTCGATTACTTGTGGGGCGGGAAGTTCTATGTTAACGAAAATGGCTCACGAATTGCGAAGATTTATACGGGTGGCAGTTACACAACGAGCGCGTTTTATAACTCAAGGTCGTTCGCTTGCGATGATAAGGCTTGATTAAGGACTGGTGATGTATGAGAAGGTCAAACAAACACCAAATGCGCAAGCTGACTTTTATGGGGCTGACTGGTGGCATCAACATATCAGTTCCCCCGGAGCAGATTGCAGAAAACGAGTTGCAGGAATGTGACAATTTCATTTACAAAATTGATTCAAAGCGTTTAGCAGGACGCGGTGGTTTATCCCCGGAGTTGTTCGTTGCGTTATCTTATGATATCGGGACGATGCACTACGATGTAGGGTCAAACACCGTGTTTATTTTTTGCAAAAACGGCAGGGCATATGTATGGAACTGGAGCAACCAGCAGGAAGGCTTGCCGTCCTACCTTGGTATGCTGACCGGCACAGCGACCCCGGTGTGCGCCAAGTTCAAGGACAGGCTGTGGGTGGCCAGCGGTGGCAAACTGCAATACTATGGATTTGATGGCGGGCAGCTTACCACGATTATGGATTCCCCGACATGCGACATCTGCTTCCAGCGTAACGCAAGACTGTTTGTGACGATGACCGGCACAGATATTGCATATTATAGCAGTATCGGTGACGGTGCTACATGGGAAGAGGACACAAACGATGCCAGTTCTTCGCAATGGGTAGAGGTTGGCTACGGGGACGATGGTGATATCTGTGCGGTCGTTCCGATGGCAACCGATATATTCATACTTAAAACACAAGGAACGTGGTATCAGTTCCAGTCAGATAGCGTGGACCCACAGTCGTGGATTATCCAACCGGTAGCAACTGGCATAGATGCCATTGGCAAGATGTGTGCAACCAACATCGGTAACGAGGTGGTATATCTGTCACGCCGCGGCCTGCGGAGCTTGGCGGCTACGATGGACTACGGCAATGTAGCCACGGCAGATATTGGCGACAAGTTCCAAAAGCTGGTTACTTCCGGGTTGATAGATACCGTGCAGATGATTAACCTGCGCAGGCACAAAACAATTATGATCCGGCACACAATGGATAAGAGTTATTGGCTGGCATATAACTATGCATTAGGAAGCCTGACCACGATACACTTCGGTATGCAAGTAGAAAGCATCGTGGAACTGACAGACAGGGTGTTTGTTGCCAGCGGAAGATTCGTATATGAATGGTCTGACGCCTACACTACGGACAACGGAACTCCTATTGCATACCGGTTAAAACCGCGGGATATTATCAGTTCTGATGATATTTTGGTAAAGAACATCGATACCAAGTTTACCAGCGAATGGGATGGTACGGCAACAGTGAGCATCGGCAACAGGCTGCATGTGGATATGCCGGTAGACAAGCGTCGCAAGGTACACTGCAACCACAGTGACGAGGTGGTCTCGCTGACGGTGGAAAGCTCCGTTCCGTTTGAGGTAGACCATATTATTTTAGATACAGTTGACCTGTAAAACAGGGGGGAAGAAAATGGCAGAAAGCATTGTCAAGGGCTTTGCAGAGGACACGCTGATTCGCACAGGGGAAACTACCCAAAAGAAGATTCGGCACATTGTTCCCGGTGATACGATCCTCTGCCCCCATAAAGATGGCACGGAAACAATGGAAACTGTTACGGACGTGACAACCCCACAGTACGCAGAGGTGTATGTGGTAGTTGCCAAAGACACCACAGGAAAAGTCCACCATTGCTATACAACGACCACACAGTGCCTGTTGGGCGATGATGGGAAGTATGTAAGGGTTGCCGATATCGGCATCAGCAAAAAACTGCATGGTGACTGGCAGGTAGTCAGCGTTATCCATAGTGGCGACCGCAAGGTGTATGACCTGAATGTTTCAGGAGATAATACATACTACGCAGACGGGTTTATTGCAAAGGGTAATGATTGATAAGGGGTGATCGTGAAAAAAATGAAAAATCCTAAACTACGATATGGGACTCCGCAAGAGTGGGTAGAGTGGTACGAAAAAAAGACCGGGGACTTGTTCACACTGCCGGATGGGTACACCGTCAATTACCACGAGCGCAGAGGGCTGATGGCATTTAAGCCGGATATAGAAGCCGCGATGCTTATTGTGGAATATGTAATAGGGGACGGGCGATTTTGGCATGATGTAGCTGAACTGATAGCGAAACAGAACGGGTTCCGGTATGTAGCCACGATATGTACCCGCAATGTATATGCGTACATCCGCTACTGGAATTACAAAATTGCCAAAGAATGGGACATTGATGGACAGAAGCGGTTTCTTACGATAGACCCGTTAGGTCGGTATGCAGTGCTGACATACCGTGGAGAAGATAACAGGACGCATAAAGACACCTACTGGGTAGTGCAGTACCTTGTACCCGGTGCAAAACCGAATTTAGAGTAAGAAACACGAGGTGATGATATGAGTTCCTTTATTTTAAGTCTGTACGACAACAAAGGCAGATTTTGCTTTGACAGGCGTACACTGCACTGTAATTTCAAGGGCAGCAGTACGACCAACGTACAGAGTTACAAACCTACGGCTGAAGAAATCCGTTTACAGCGGCAGGCTGCGGATTATTCTGAAGCGGTATCTCCTAACGCACTACGGCTGAATAATACGGCTGCAGGGCTGTTGTGGGATTCGTTGGGTAGTACGCAGGTTGACTTTGCAAGGCTTAATAATGGCGCACAGGCACAGATTAACAATGCAAACAACACTGTCAGCGGTTTGCTGAACGGACAGCTTCCTACGGCATATCAGCAGAACATGGAAAACGCTATCAAAAGTGGCGTGCAGAATTCTATGGGAAGTCTGCTGACAGATTTGGGAAGCCGTGGGGTTATCAATAGCAGTGTCATGAACCAAGGCATTCAGGGTATCAATGATGCTGCAGCAGAAGCAATGACTAATGCTTATACACAGAACATCGGAACGCTTTCACAGTTGGCTGGGCAGCAGATTGATCAGGCCACGGCAGGAATCACGGCTGGCGCGGCGGCACAGGAAGCCGCACAGCAACCGGCTCTGAATCTGTGGAACGCTTCTGTAGGTTTAAATCAGGGCGGCACATTAGGTGCATTAGCAGGGGTTTCCGGCAAAGGTACGACAACCACAAAACAGTCAACATCCGGTGGCGGCTTCTTTGACAGTGGCCTTGGTGGACTGTTTGGCGGTCTTGCTTCCGGTTGGGCATCCACATGGTGCTTTGCGGGGGACACGCTTATTAAGATGGCAGATGGGACAGCGAAATTTATTCAGGATGTTGTTAAAGGCGACAAGGTGCTTTGCCCCCATGCTGACGGAACGGAATCTGTGGAAGAGGTTACCGATGTCATGGAACCGCATCATTCCGATACCTATGCCGTGACCGCAAAGGACAAGGACAACAACTACCACGTTGTGTTTACTACTTCCACACAGCCGTTACTGTGTGCTGATGGCACGTTTGTGACGGTAGGCAACATGAAGATTGGAAAAACGCTGTATGGCGGATTGGTCATCCAGTCTATTGAATATGATGAATTCTGCAAGGTATACGACCTGAAAGTAAGCGGTGAAAACAATTATTACGCTGACGGCTTCGTTGCTAAAGGCGGCACGACTGAATGGTAAAGGAGTGATTGAACATGGCAGATCAAAATTACAGAAATTTAAATCCCAAATCAGAAGATACCCGGTTCAAGGTAAACAACAACATTCTGCGGATGATGCAGGCAAATCCTGCACTTGGTATTGGATACCTCATTGGCAATGCACTGGGTGAAAACTATTGGGGTAGGAAACGGGCAAAAACCGAGAAGAAGACAGATACTGACTATTTAGCAAGTCGCGGCTTACGGCGGGACGAAAATGGCAACATTGTAAGTGCCGCATCAAGCCCTACTCCTAATGCTATCGGTGCAAGTGCTAATGGAGTGACCGGCGTACCGAGTTCTTCCACTCCTTCTTCTAACAGTGAATGGGCCGCAAGGAACGCCGCTCTTGATGCATACAAAAACAGTGATACTGGCCGCAACATGTATCAGGGAAGAAGTTCCGCACCCTCTGCGGATAATGTCCCCCGTACCCCGCAGCAGAGCAACACAAGTGGTGTGACCATGAATAACAATGGTGGCACTCGTTCTGTTGCAGATGCATGGCGAGACATGACAAATAATTCCGGCTATAACCCTGGTAATACCACACTCTTTACCAATGGTGTGAGAGACATAGGTAATGTGATTCCTGGTGGTGTTGCAGGACCTGCTATTGGTGCTGATGCCAATGGGGTATATGGTGTTCCTGGTGCTAATCCTGGTGTTATTGTTGACACCGCAAGAGGTATTTATCCGGGCGCCGCGGGTGCTGGTTCTGCTCCGTCTGCAGACAACATTCCTCGTTCACCGCAGACCGCAGCTCCGAACCCTAATCCCACTCCGATTCCTTATACACCAGAACAGCTGCAGCAGATTAAAGATTATGGTGGATTCACTCCTGACGAACTTCAGCGCATGGGTGCAGGCGAATTAAATGCGCCGCAGACTGAATCTTCTTCTGGTGGTAGTGGTTTGTTAGGTTCTGTTGTGAACGCTGCAGTAAATGCTGCTACACAGCCTTCGACACCTGCAGCACCGGCAACTTCTGCGGACGTATATATACCTGAAGTTGACATGAGGATGGAACAGTATGGAGTTCCTTCGGCTGACCCTGCTCCTAATTTAGCGGTAGCGAATACAAATACTCAGTCCCGGCTTCCTGGATATCAGTCTGCTATTGATTGGAATGAAGTTCGTGCAGCACAGCCTACATTTGGTGTGAATGTTCCGAGGATATTTAATTATGTAAAAGACCCCAACAATCCGAGCTTCTTAGATAAAATTCTTGGTTAATCGGAGGTGACAATATGCCTTACGATAATTTTAACAGCCGTGGTGTGTTTGGCGAGATACAAGACCAGGAACGAGCTGCGGATCAAGAAGCATTCATGAAACAGGCTGCACTGTATGGGAATATGCCAACCGGTAACGCTGTGAACGTAGCACCACAGACCGTTGCACCTACAGTACAACCTACCAATGTTGCCCAACAGGCAGGACTGCTTAACGATGTGGCAAGCAGAGCAGGCTCTATGGAGGCAATAGCTCCCACAGTTAGTCCTGCTACTGTACAAGCACCTACACCTACAGCAGCCACCCAAGTGGTTGCACAGGGTAATAACGCAGCCACACGGAAGCCCACTGCTGCAGAGTATGAGGCAGGGGTTATCAATTACCTTGTCAATAATCGTGGTTACAGCTACGAGGATGCACAACAGCTTATGGCTCCGCGAATCCATGCCTATAGAGTGCAGGAAGAAGCAGAGAACAAGGCTGCGGCAGATAATCTGATTAACGAACTAAGCGCCATGAAGATTGACGATCCTGCGTACCGGCAGAAAGCTCTGCAGCTGTTACAGTTGAATCCTCAGATGGGTGGTTACATGCTGAAGGAAGGACTCAGCCCACGGGAACAGTATCTTTATGATCGGAACCGGCGTGATAAACGTGAAGACCAGGTGTTTAACGCCAATATGCAGTTTGACAACAGAAAACGATTGATGGACCTACAGAACGCTTATACCCAGCAGCAAGTGTTGAATAGGGTCCAGCAGCTTATGCAATATGGTGACATGGATGAAAGAACCGCTTGGGCGACTGTCTTGGGCGGTGGTCGAAACGGACGTGGGGCATCTGGTGCCAATGCCAACGATGGCATGGTTTCCGACAAAGATTACAAAATGGCCGAAGATGAAGTAAAAACGCTGACAGAAAAGTGGAATGAAGGAAGGCTTGAGAATCCAAACTTCCAACTTTCCCCCCAAGAACAGCAAAGGTTTAACAATGCTTCTGCACTGATGAATTTAAGGCGAAACCAGGCATATGCGAGGTACGGTATCGGTCAGCAACAGCCAAGACCTCTTAACGAGAGGGTAAACTTTAACGATTACAATTCGGTGTTGCCCTTTATCCACCACATTGTAGAAGGGAATAAAGGCAAGTTTGATAAAAGCGTGGCACAGTTTATTCGTAAAAGTGCAGGACTTGATCCCAACAACAACAATCCCAATGAGTTTATAAATGAAATTTTAAAAAGTGAGTACAACTTTAGCGGATGAGAAGCGACACTTTTGAACGCAAGGAGTGAAAAACATGGCAAGTTTTGAAGAATTACAGAAATTTGCAGATGAATACAACCCCCAACAGCAACAGTTGGGGGTTAATTCTTTTGGTGGTGGTATGCAACAGCCACAGCGTGAATTAACACCCTATGAGCAGATGGTACAGGGCACCAATGGTGTGCAAGAAATGCAGATGCCACAGGAAAGTTCTGGTCTGTTTGGGTCTATTACCCAAAATCCTGCACAACAGCAGAACGCGGAAGAACCGAGTTATTTAGGCTCTTTCATGCGTGGTGCGGTTCAACAGGGTCTTGGTGTGTTGGGTGGTCAGGCTGATTTTTTAGCAGGAGCTACCGGCAGCGAAACATTGCGAGACCTTGGCAACAGCGCACAAAACATAATGCAGGGTTACAGCAGACCCAAAGAATACACCTACGATGAAATCACTAAGAATGGGTTGTCGAGCATCAAGGATTATCTGCTCGATCCGAACGGCTTTGCGTTTGATGTTGGTGGTGGTTTTGGGTCCAGCGGTACCATGATGGCAGAAGCCGCATTGTTGTCCGCTGCGTTACCTGCAGGAGCAGCAACTGCAGGTACTGGTGCTATAGCTACCCTTGCCGGTAAGTTAGGGCTTAAATCGGTAGCGGCCGCTCTTAAAGGTGGTGGAACGGCGGCAAAACTGATTAAGAATGTTATCGCATCCACACCGCTTGAGGCGGCATCTGAGTCTGGTGGCACGTTCCGTGAAATGACTACGGATGAAAACGGCAATCCCATAGACTTAGAAAACATTGACATGGACAAAGTGCAAACCGCAATGGCGAAAAACTTTGTCGGCAACTTAGGCGTGTTGGGAGCAAGCAATCTGCTTGAGTCTGCCGGTATCGGTCGGCTGTTTGGTGACAAGATGCGTCAGGGCATCCTTGGGAAAGTCCGTGACATCGGTGCATTTATGGCAACCAACGTAGGGCAGAACGCATGGGAAGAAGGCGCACAGACAGGCACGAACCTTTATGCACAGGGCAAACTTGACAATATCAGCCAAATCGTCAACCCATTTGAGTGGAATCCCGAGCAGATTGATGCGGCAACTATCGGTGGTATCGCAGGCTTTGGTCAGGGTGCAGCTTTGGGTGGTGCAGGCCATGTGATGAACCGCATTGCCGGCAATCAGCAGGACGGTGAGCAAGCTCCCAACCCCAACTTCCAGATTAACAACGCTGTTACCAACAACGAGTTTGGGGACGCTGTGGCAATTGCTAAGCACGATACCTCCACGAACCTTGTTGACCGCATGAGAAACCTTGAAGGCCGTATCGGTTACCATGCATCGGATGGAACTAACTGTGCCAGAACTGTAGGTCTTGCGTTGGTTGGTACAGACTACCAAGACCTTATTAACGTAGATAATTTTGTTGAGGTCGCAAAAAATAAAGGGCAGTTAAAAGACCCTTCCAACTACGTTCCGAAACCTGGTGACCTTGCTGTTGTTAATGATGGCAACCACATTGTTATGGTATCCGAGAATGGTGGCACGATTCAGAACGGCTCAAGCCACGATGGTGTGTACGAAAGCGCACAGTCCCCATTACAGATGTTTGGCAGCGTAAAATACTACATCAGCACATCTGAACTTTCAAATGGTGATTACGGCGTTGCCGGTAATCTGCAAGGGGTAAACGAGGAACAACGGCAGGAAGAATATTATCAGAATCTGATTAAAGAAGAACAGCAACGCAGAGCAGATGCTATCCGTGAAGTGCTTGGTGCAAAGACCCACGCACAGAAACAGCAGGAACAGGCTGTTTCTGAGGCTGAACAGTATCAGAGGGATAATGCTCCAGAGATTGCACCGATTAGTGATTACCGGGGCGCATTTACACAGCAAGAACTCGCTGCGATGACACCGGAACAGCACACGGCCTTAAATAATGCGTACAACGATTTTGTTTCGGATAAGAACAACGTAAGCCGTACCCTTGCTGAAACCGTGCAGACGATGCGTGGGTATTACAACGAACTGATTGGCAACAGACAGGCAACGCAGACCATTGCACCGACTACCCAACAGCAACCGGCTCAAACTCCTACACCTACACGACAGAGCGAAGCACCAGCACAGCCTGTTGTACAGCAACAGCCTACACAGGTTCAGCAGAAACAAGCTCAACCTCAACCTACGGAACGGCAGAACGTGGAACAGCCCCAAGCTGCTACACAACCTCAACCGGTTGCAAGTCAGCAGCCCCAACAAAATGCACCGCAACAGCCTACTGTACAGCAAAACCGACCTGCTGCAGAAACTGAGACAACTACTCCTACAACCGAAGCACAGCCACAGACTCAACCAACTACAGAAAAAGTACAAGAGCAGGAAGAAAAACTACCGCAGGATGACTTTAGAAGTCAGACAGGAGTAGTGCAGTACCAACCTACTGAGGCAGAGCGTGAACAGGCAAAACAGGACATCGCACAACAGCGTCAAGAACAGTTGATATCGAGCGTTCGGAATGACAGGCAATTACTTAACACCGCCAAGGCTGCACGTCGTGGTGTAAAGTCTGCTGTTAAGGCGATGGAAAGTCAACCGCAAGAGGTAAGAAATGCTGTCGCAGAGGTGCTGAACTCACCGAGAGAGCGGTTTATCGATCTTCTGAACGATGACCTTTCCAAGAAGAAAAAAGGTCTGAAGAAAGAAGAAAGCGCACCGCTTACCGCACAAGCGAATCAAGCATTTAAAAAGGGACTGCAACTGCTTAACGAGGGTAAGAGTGTAGAAGAAGCATTTGATGCTGTAAAGAACGATATCTCAGACCCCAAGGCAGAGAGGAAAGCTGCTAAAGAGCGTGAAAAAGCAGAGAAAATAAAAGCAAAACAGCAGGTGAAAGGAGAAGAGCAGAATGTTTCTGAGAACCAGGAGTCCGCGCAGTTACAAAAGCCCGAAACCGGGGAAAGTGGGAATCAAAATGTCAACACCGAATCTGAACAAGGTCAGCAAGAAGAAAGTCAGAACGGCAAAACCACAGAAAAGCAAAGCGAAGCTGAGGTAAGGGAAAATGGAAGTAACGAAAGCAGATTATCAGAATTATATGAGAGAGAAACAGCCGGAACAGTACGAGAAGATGCAGCAGGACGGGAGGCTGGAGCCGTATCTGCAAATGAGGATGGAACAGGCGAGGCGTTATTACAAACAAATGATGAGGCTGTACGCAACAGACCATCCGAACAACGAGATTCTGACACCGGAGGATTATCTGGAAGGACAGAAAATGTACGCGGAGAATCTGACGGGCAAGATGCTTTTCGGGGAAGATTACATGAAACTTTAACCGAGTTTAACAACACGGTTAACGAACTGTACAACGACTACGAGGATGACAAAGTTGACCTACAGGATGTAAAAGATCAGGTAGATGAACAACTCGATGAACTTGAAAAGCAGATAGACAAAGTCGAAGAAGAAAGGCAAAAGCTTACCCCGAACGAAAGAACGGAAAGAGACTACGAAAACTATTATAAGCACATCACGGTAAAAATCGGTGACAAAGAGTATAAGCCTGTTATTTATACCGGCTCAAATGGAAAAGAAGTCATTCGTTGGGCTACATCTTCTGGTAGATTGGTGGACAGGGGTGAGAAAAGACCATTAGGGGTGCTTTTATGGTATTCGCTGATTGCCAGGGACTTCAACTCTGGGAAGTACCCAACATTAAATCAGATTGCAAAATACCTTGAAAACAGGCACAAGAAAAGCGACCTGCGAGAGATGCCGAAGTCTTGGCGGGAAGCAATAAAACTTGCAAAACAGTTTAAAAAGGAGAAAAAAGAATTATCTGTTGTAGATACAACACCCGATGCAAACACAGAGTATAACGCTTCAACTGTTGAGAGGTCGGGTGACGAACAGATAAAGCGTTCCCTTGATGAACTGATTACCGAAGCAAAACGTGCATTCAAGAACGCAAAGAACTTCCGAATCAACAGGGACAACCTGATCTTCACTATGCCCAACGGGTTGGAGATGACTGTCAACATCAAAGACCAGATTATACTGAACGCTGCTGATGAAGCAAAGGCACGGAAAGAACATGGTCTTAATGAGGGTGGAATCGTTGTTGAGGGCTACGCTAAACGGCTTGATAAAGGTGCATTGGTTGCCCTGTCAAGAGAAAGCGGAACAGGCACGGCATATCATGAAGCGTTCCACACCGTATGGGATTGGGTGCTGAATGATAAAGAAAAAGCCGCCATGCTCAAGCACTTCAAACCCATTGCTGAAAAGCTGGGTATTGCGGTGGATGAAGCTATGGCGGACGGATATCGTGATTGGAAGTTGGCAAGACAACAGCACAAAGGCACGATCTTCGGCAAGCTGTTCCAAAAAATTAAAGATTTTATTGATTCTGCAAGAGCCGTGCTGACCGGCGCTGAAAACGTAAACAACGTGTATAGGCAGATTGAAAGCGGTAGGGTTTGGAATCGTGATGCAAAGGGCCGGTTTGCAAAGGCAGAGGACAGCGACAAACAGTTCCTCGTTACAAACAAAAAAATCACCGGTGACACAAGGATACCGGTGGTTGATATTACGAGCAATCCGAAGTTCGATCGTTCCTCGCAGAACATAACGAAAACCGTCAAGGCGTTAATGAAGGACGACGAAGGAAATCCGATTCGTTTTACGCTTCAGGGTGAGGGACCGATTGGAAGAATTGCGAGTGTAGTTGATGGGAAGCACCTATTCAGTTCAAGCAATAAACATAAATCCAACATAAACAGCAGTGCAAGGCAGAGAGCGCTTTCCGATTTACAAACGATTTTGGAGTCTGCAATATATGTTGACAAGCACGCCGATACCAGACACGGAAGCGGAACAAAGTACATTGAACTTTACGCTGTTGCAGGAAACAAAAATGACAACACGCTGACACGATTCAGGGTTGTAGCCAAAGAAGGTGACCCTGGTTCCGGTCAGTTTGAAGTTTCCGATGTCAAGTTCTACGACATAATAAAAGACGGCATCGTTAGTGCCAGCCCGTCAAAAACTGGCGGGAGTAAGGTCACTACGATGCCATCTAACATTAGTGTAGCAGAATTATTAGATGGTGTCAAGGACAAAAATGGAAAAGATTATGTGACCGATGGCAAACTAAACTACGAGCCTGGTGTTATAAAAACATCTATAAGGCAACAGTACTCCAGCGCAGATACATCCCTAAATCAAGTTCCTGCCGTGTTTAAAAAGGTAAATTGGAAGAGCGGAACTACCAATATCGACATTGGTGGTGGAAAGTACGATACCTCTACCAACTTCATGAAAGACAAGGGTGTAACAAACGTAGTGTTCGATCCGTTTAACAGGGATGCAGAACACAACCGCAATGCGTTTGAAAAGATACAAAGCAAGGGCGATACTGTAACAGTAGCCAACGTACTGAATGTAATTAAAGAAGATGGGGTTAGAGATAACGTGATTCTTCAGGCCGCAAAAGCATTGAAGCCTAACGGCACAGCATACTTTGGCATCTATGAAGGAAACGCAAGCGGAAACGGCAAGGAAACTTCTAAGGGATGGCAGAACAACAGAAAAACTGCTGATTACGTTCCTGAAATTGCAAAACGCTTCAAAACCATCAAGAAAAGCGGCAACATGATTATTGCTTCTAATCCGATTGTCAATCAGGGAGAAACCGCAGAATGGAGCATGGATGCAAGTGGTAACGAAACAGTTCGCTACTCCATCAGACCTTCCGATACTCCGTTACAGCGGACGCAGAAGTTGCAGGAACAGGCAGATCGGTACAATACAATCGAACTGAATGCGGTCACCGCAAAAGACCCAACAGCCCGTCAGTATATGAAAGATGTAATTGTTAAACGACAGTTGCAAGGACTTACCAAAAAAGCCGAAAAAGCCGAAGCCAAAAAGAGAGCAGAGAAATATGCGGATGACCTTCTCGAAAAACTCGATGAGGTTGTCGCCATGGTGGAAAAAGTTGCGAAACGATTCCCCGCTATGCAAGACTGGCAAAACAGACCTATAGTCACCATTACCAAAGAAGAAAGAGAAAGGCTCAAAAAAGAAAAGGCATACCGTAACGATGTTATGTATCGGGTTATAGACGAAAACGGCAAGGTCGAACCGGTAGTAAATGCGTTTAAAAACAACGCCGAGTACCCCATCAATATGGATTTTGGTACATTGTGCATGAAGAAAGAGGCAATCGACGCTGTTGTTCAGATTCTTGTTGACAAAGGCAAGGGACAGAATCTTGGGCCTACCCAGAATGAAATGCTGAAGGACTTATTAAAGGAATTCGGCTACGCAACACCATGTGATGTTTGCTTTGTGGAAACAAAACGCGAAAGGATGTTGCCAGACGCAAACAAAACGGCATACGCATGGGAATCCGTATTAATGGCTGCGAAGATTAACGACGGCAAAGCAATAGGGGAAAGAACAAGTTTTACAGAAGAGCAGGAAAAACGCCTAAAGGAAATGGCAGGTCAGGTAAAAGGAAAAACATTTAAGCAGGCCTACGAGGAGTATATGCCACATGATCGGAGGCGTACAAAGACCAATGGTGAAAAAGGAACAGACCTCGACACCGGTGTCACATCTACTGCCATGAGAAAGCTTGCAAAGCTGTTTTTGGAAGACCCTGCCCTTGCTGGAAAGTTAGAGCCAACGACCATAATTACATCCAAAGGAACGGATGACCTGATACGGATATACGGTGGACACACAAACATTAAAAACGTGTTGTCCGGCTTATATGGTTCTGCAAATGCAAAACCGATTGAGGGATTCTCTGTATATGATGCACTGTCGTGGATACTAATGGACAACGATGCCGTCACCAAGGACTGGGACAAACTGATTGACATGGGTGGTGGCAGGGTACAGAGCTTCAGCGACTACAATCCGCTTCTCTTCCTTGAATACATTCAAATGGTTGTGGACTATCAAGCCCGCAATATGCCGATGCACGCCTACACGAAGGTCCCAATGTTTGCAAGACTGTTTGGTAAGACTGGCATAATGATTAATATGAGCTTTGTGCCGGAAATTATCAAAGATGAACACGACACGTTAGACGAAAAGGGGAAGTTGGTACACGCTGGGTTAAAGTATAACCCAAAGACCGGCAAGTTCGATTTGTACGCATGGCACAAGGACAGCTTCCCCATTGAAGAAGCACTCGAAATACGAAAAGACAAGGGCTACGCAAAACATGTAGGCACTATTGCGGTTGGTGTTTCAGACGAACACATTAAAAAGATGATGGCTGATCCGGAAATCGACATGATTATTCCGTACCACAAGTCTGGGATGCCGGCGGCCGTTCAAAACAAAACAGGCCTTAAATACGCCAAAGACTACACGGACTTCCAAAACCCAGGAATCACTGATGAGGCGAAAGAGGAAATAGTTAAACGCTTTGCAAACGGAGATGCAAAAGCATTTGAAAAGAAGTATGGTGAGGGAGCCGAATCTTATCTTAAAAACAGGTATCTCAATTATAGCCGTCTTTTGGTTAAAGAGGGTACCCCAGAGAAGGCTGCACAGGAATATCTCAATCGTTGCAAAGACCTTGGATGTACACCCGTGTTTGAAATGTTTGCCTACAAGGACGGCAACAAGGAGGCCGGCATAGTTGCACCCGGTTACTACAAAATGTTGGAAGACTTCCGCGGATACGACAGCGAAATGAATCCGATTATGCAGGGACCGGTTCGACTCTACAGCACGGATGAAAACGGAGAAAAGCACCTTAATTTGCCTGACAACGTGGAAGAGCTTCTTACTGATTCGTTGGCAGACCGCACAGCCCAGCTGGAAAGTTTGGAGCAGCTGAAGAACAACAAAGAGTTTTGGCGCAAGGCCGATAAACTTATGGAAATGCAACGTGCAGACGGTGAAGTCCGCAAGGCTATGGTAGACCGATTGAGCAGTGCGTTGGGAAGCCAAAATGTAAAGACGTTAGAAAATGGTGCGTTCCTTGATGAGTTGGAAAAGCTGTACAGAGAAAACGGAATGTCCGAAGAATCCGCAAAAGAAAAGGTGGAAATGTTCCGCAGATTTGATGGTGCGGTTTACGGATTTGCAAAAGGTGGTGCAATCTACCTCAACGAAAACTACTTTAATGCGAACACACCGGCCCACGAGTTCACCCACATTTGGGCAAAGGTAGCGCAAACGAAAAACGAGGCACTTTGGAAAAAGGGTGTCGAACTGTTAAGAAACACGGAAGAATGGAACAATGTAGTCAAAGACCCGCTGTACGAAAACATTATCGGGAACGATGACGCAATCGCATCCGAAGTTCTTGCCCGTATCGTCGGAGAGCGAAATGCAGACTTTATTCGTGATGAACTACTTGACCCAGCTAAAAAGCAAGGCAGAGGTGAGGGTCTTTGGGCGCAAATCAGGGAGTGGATGAAAGACATATTTAAGTCCATCCGTAGCATATTTGACCCAATTAAAGGAAGACGGCTGACCTATGATGAGTTTACAAAAATGCCGTTAAAAGCGTTGTGGGATACAAGCGAACACGAACAGTTTAGGGAGTCTTTAAACGAACTTGCACAACAGCAGGAACGTGCTGATGAGGTACACGCTGATGCAATCGAATTACAAGCCACAGATACGCTTGCACAGCAGAAACAAGCCGCCCGTGAGCAGTACGAAGGCACAGACAAGTGGATGAAAGCACCCAATGGAAAACCGACCAATCTGACCGAAGATCAGTGGGTAACCGTTCAGACTCCGCAGTTCAAGGAGTGGTTTGGTGACTCCAAGGTTGTGGATGAAAATGGTGACCCACTGGTTGTATATCACGGAACACCGACGGGTGGTTTTGACACTTTCGACAGAAGCCGAATTGGAAGCAATAGCGGTGTTGGTCGAGGGATGTTCTCGTTCACAACCGACCAAAATAAGGCGAAAGCATACTCACAGTCTGGAAAGTCTGTCGGACTCCGAGAAAAGACAAGGGAATTAAGTAAGGTAATCAACGAAAACCTAAACGAAGACCTTGCAAGCTTGTGGGATGTTGAACTTGAAGAAGGAATCGAAATCGATCCTGGCATTATCAGTGAAAACTTTGAATACGTCAGCGAGGAAGACTACGATACCCGCGAAGAGTACAAGAAAGCAAAGAACGATGCGGAAATGCGTGGGTTTAATGATGTGGTCGAACAGATGGCGCAGGAAGCAAAGGGTGCAGGGTATCCAGATGTCGCAAAGAAAATTCTGTCGGTAAAATCAACAGAAAACAAGAATACACCGGAGGTAAAGGAACTCTTTATTTCGACCAATGGTGACAAGGTATTCACCGCAAACGCTACGCCAGACAATTACAACGATGTTGCGTGGAAAGGTGTAGACAGCGGTGCAGACGCAGTCATTCTCAACCTTGATGATGGGAACAAGGTGGTATTTACCAAACACGCTAACCAAATCAAGGATGCTTCCGGTAATAACGTAAGCATTACCAGGGACAGCGACAACATTCATTACTCCATCACATCTGCTGCAAGCAAGGCAATCGACAAAGCGGAAGCCTATGTCAACCGCAATGTCCGTAAGCCGAATATGCAGACCGCAGAAGGTCGTGCATCTGAAATCTTTAACAACACCTACAACAATAACAAGGCACAGACATGGGTTGCATGGCTGAAAGACAGACGGGATAAATTCTATCGTGAGTGGATAGACAAGAACGAAGCCCTGCACAGGGTGGATGAGTTTATCCAGAACACGACCGGCAAGAAGCTGAAAGAAGAAGATAAAATCTACAATCGGGTGCAGGTAGCAAGAGCGTTGGCGAATGGCGCTGCGGACACCCTTGTACAAGGGTCTGAAGAAGCATTCAACGCACTGCGTGACTCTATCGGCAAAGGGGTTGACCCCAAGGATACGGCTGCGGTAAAACGTGCGGAAGACATGAGGAAAGAGTTCAAGTACGCAACAGTTCAACAGGCACTTGAACCCATCATGAAGAAGGATATGGATAAAAAATATCCTGATTATCTTGCGAAACACGGAATCAATACCTGGCGGGATGCGTTCAGTAACTACCTTGGTGCAAGACGTATACTTGAGTTGGTACGGCTTGTAGAGGACAAGAGCTTACAGAATATCACGCACGACAGGAAAGAATTTACCGACTTCATCAACAAGCATCCTGAATATGAAGCGTTCCGGCCCAAACCATTCAGCAAGGTTTCCTGGAGAAAACAGGTACAGGATATGGCAAAGGTTGAGCCGAAACTTGCGGAACAGATGGCAAAGGAACTTGCCAAGACCTACAAGTTCCCCAAGGGGGTTTCAAGAGCCGACTTGGAAGCGTTGGTAAACAATGCTCCGAAAGAGTTCGCAAAGTCTGCCGATATCTACTATCAGTTGCAGAGGAATCTGCTCATTCTGATGGAAGATGGACATCTGATTCCTGGTGCAATTCGTGACAAGGTCAACACGCTGTACAAAGATTATTGCCCGTTGATGATTGACTACTCTGATACGGCAGGATTGGAACAGGCAATCAGTCAGTTCGGCAAGGGAGCAGACAGCATCGCAAACGTAAACAGCATGTTGAAACATGTGCTGTCGTTAGGTAGCGAACGTGGGTTGATTTCTCCGTTGGAATCCACCTACAAGAGCATACAGATGCTGACGGAACGTGCAGAACGGAACAAAGTTGCCGTACACTTTGTCAAAATGGTAGCCAACAGTCCTGAACTGCAAAAGACCGGGCTGTTAGAAAAAGTTCCCGGCAAGAGTGCGGATGCAAAGAACTGCATCTTCACCGTGCTGATGAACGGAGAAAAGGTGGCTTTCAGAACCACACAGGAAATGTACGGACCTATCGTTGGGTACGACATTCCTGCAGCCGGCATTGTAGAAGGTGTTTGCCGTAGTGCTGCACAGACACTGCGTTATGGTGCTACTACATCCCCGTCGTTCATCATCCGTAACTTTATCCGTGATACCATTTTCGCTGGTGTATCCAGTAGGAACGGCTTTGTTCCTGTCATCGACAGCTTCAAGGGTATGTGGGCATACCTACATAACAAGGAACTGCGTGGTGAATTCGATGCAATGGGCATCACGGCTTACAACTACTTCGGTAGCGGTAAGAATGCGGTGCGTAGCATGGATGAACTGATGGGTGAAAAGGATATGAAATATCTTAAAGACCATCCGTTGGAACTCATTAAAGAACTTATCAAGCTTGCTCCGAAAAAGTTTGAAGCTTGGTCTGAAATTGTTGAAGCCTCAACTCGTATGGGTGAATACATGAAAGCAAGACAGAGTGGCAAGTCGATGCAGGAAGCCGCACTGGATGCAAGGGATGTTACGTTGGACTTCAGCCGTTCCGGTTTCTACGGACAACGGGTCAACATGATGGTTCCGTTCTTCAATGCATGTATCCAAGGTGGTGACAAGATGTACCGCCTGTTGAACAGTAAAGACCCGGCAACACGGATGCGGACGATGCGTATGATTGGTATATACATTATGCTGCCCTCCATGATTTGTTGGATATTCAACCACGATGAGCCTTGGTACGAGGAACTCGATCCGCACATCCGAATGAACAACTGGATTCTGCCTGGTGGCAAGATCAGGATTCCGAAACCGCAGGAAGTAGGCATCCTGTTTGGCAGTGGACTTGAGTCCATAATGGATAAAATGTACACTAAGGAACCTCATGCTTGGAAAAATTGGTTCTCGGCAATGAAGGAAGTGCTGATTCCCAATATAATTCCGACCCTGGGTCTTCCCATGTTGGAATGGGCAACGAACTACTCGCTGTTCCGTGAAAAGGCTATCGAGGGCAACCGCTTAAAGAGGCTGCCTGTAGAGATGCGTTATAACAGCAGCACCACAGAACTTAGCAAGGCTGTAGGTAAGGCTACAGGTTTGTCACCTGTTAAGCTGGACAACACCATACGGGGTTATACAGGTACGTTGGGCATGCTGGCGGCACAGCTTCCTGACATGTTCTTTGAAGAAAAGCAGAGCCTACCGAGTAAGCCGATTACGGAACGTGCTATGGTTCGAGACTTTTTCTTGAACAGTATGAACATGAACCGCACCTCGGAAGACTTCTACGACCTTGTGAACGCTTCACAGCAACAACACGCAGGCTACGGCAAAAAGGGCCATCCGACACCTGCAGTAAAAGCCCTCAATAAGGCATTGCGTGATGTAAGCAAACAGCAAAAAGACATACAGACAATTACCAACGCAAGGAACATATCGCCAGACCGGAAACGGCAGTTGATTGACCGCAAGCGTGAAATAATCAAAACGATTCAGCAGACCACGCTGAAACGCTATCGTGACAAGTTTGATGTTTAATCTAATAGAACACCCGGCAGTAATTGTGCTGCCGGGTATTTCTATATAATTTATTTTTAAGAAAGGTGGAATTTACTATGGCATTATCTAAAACCGACCTGTATCAGGTACATCTGAAACCCCGTGAGGCATATCTGTTGTTCCTTGCTTCCGGCGAAACCGACACAACTGTACTACCGAAACCGCTGACCGAAGCAGATCAGGCACTGTACGATGATTGCGTTGCAGCGGCTGAAGGTTCCGGCACCGAAGGGTAATTCTCTCCGGGCAAAAGCAGTATAGGGACGGTGAAGCAACCGTCCCTTATCTTTTTACAAGGAGAGTCCCACAATGAAAGAAGTTTTGAAGGAAGTTTTTGACAAGGTTGAATTATCACAAACAATAAAAACGATCACAGACAAGGGGGTCGAGAAGTTGGCGGCCTCTGCTGTAGCAGCCACTGTGTGGGACTTGGGGACCATTTACGCAATGCTGATCGTACTTATAGTTATCGACATCTTTACACACTGCATCTACGAGGCAAGTAGGCTATACAAAAACATGTATGGCCCCAAAATCGTAGAAAAGCGCGGGAGTTTGTTGACATACATTAAGTACCTGAATCATGCGCACAAGTTTCGCGGCTATATTGATAGCTTTCGGCTGCGGGATGGATTTTGGAGCAAGGTTATCTGTTATTTTTTACTGATCTGTGTTGGTTTCACGGCAGACCAAATTCTGCGCTTAAGCCACATTCCACAATTTACCTGCATGATTTTTTGTGGAGTTCTGGCTTGCACCGAGGTGCTGTCGTCATGCGAAAACCTCAATAACGCCGGGATTGCGATTGCGGGTGAAATCAGAGGGCTTATCAGTAAACGGAAAGAAGGAATTAAGTAGTATGGCTATGATACCGACATCAAAAATGACCCCTGATACATTGGATGATGTCAGGGGCATGGCAAGAGAAGCAGGGAACTATATTGACCATGTGTATCTGCACTGGACGGCAGGACATTACGGACAAGCATACGATGATTACCACATCTGTATTGATGAGCATGGTGAGATTTACATCATGTGCGATGACTTCCGAGAAACATTGGCTCACACATACATGCGGAATCGGTATGCCATAGGTGTTAGCCTGCTGTGTGCGGTAGATGCCGAAGCCCGTGACGGATATAACGCATGGTTAGGGTATGAACCTCCGACAACGGAACAGATCGAGAGCATGGCACAGGTCGTTGCGGTGCTGGCAGACGAATTCCAACTGCCGTTGGACAGTGATGACTATGTTATGACCCATTGTGAAGCTGCGGAGAAAGATGACTATGGGCCATCCACAACGTGTGAACGTTGGGACCTGTGGTACATACCGGACGAATACGGAAACAACGGGAAACTGGTCCCCGGTGGTGACCTAATTCGTGGTAAGGCTGCATTCTATCAAAGGATATGGGAGCATGATGAAACAGGAGATTAAGGAATTCTATGAAGAAAACAAGAGTTATACTATCGCTTTTATTGTCCTTGCAATTGTTTGTCTGGCCGGTGTGTGGTTGGTGCATGACTACACAAGGAACGAGCCAGTCTATAACAATACCGATGACGGAGTGGAACAGCTTGAAAAGCGAATTCAGTCTGTTGAACACCGACTTGATGGAATGTCGAAACGAATTGAACAGAATCAAAAAACCGTCGAGTCAGTTGGTCGAAGAATTAGCACAAGCACAGGACTCGCTATTGAAATTACAGAAGGAACTGGACGAGCAGAAGAGCGACTTAACTCTGCTATCGACAGAAGTGAGCGAATCCAAGCTATCATTGCAGACATTGAAAGAAAAAATCAATAAGGAAAGGTCTATCCACAGAAGACAGATATGGCAAAACAGGATTTGGTGCTTCGTTGGTGGGGTCGCAATCGGAACTTGCGTTGCTCATAGTAAGTGACACGCAAGTGACATAAAGTGATGAAAACCAAGTCATAGAGCGAAGTATGGTTCACGTTAGATGAGCCACAACACCTGTGAGTTGAATATCGAAAAGTCAGTAAAACCGCTGTATCGTGCATGGTACAGCGGTTCTTTTAATTTACTGAATTGTTTAAAATTGAGTAAAAATTAATTCGTAAGTGACACGCAATATACAAGATTATAGACGGTTCACCGCGTCAATAAGCTGTTGGATGGTCTTGTGGGTGTAGACACGTTGTGTTACAAGTGACGATGAATGACCCATGATTAACTGTATGGTTTTGGGACTGATCTCTGCGTTATCTAACAGCGTGGCACAGGTATGTCTGCCATCGTGGGGGAGATGGTCTTTTAACAATTCAGAACGTTTCCATATCTGTTTAGTCATACTCTGAAGGTCGTATGGTTTGCCTTTTGCCGTAACGCACAAATACTCGTTGTCAGGATTATACCATCCCTTGATGATGGGCATTATCTTGTCGGCAATGGGAATGACACGGTTTTTACCGGCGGTCGTTTTGATGCCGCCTACCATGTAATGTTTGTCGAGAAATACATTTTCTGTCCGTATCTGCAATAATTCGGAAGGCCGCATCCCGGTATAGATATACACCAAAGCAAAACATGCCCCAATTTCGCTCAGATTTGCCCACAGACGCGCTATCTCTTCGGGGGTAAAGGGTTTATGCATGGTGCTTGCTTCCGTGGCAGGAACGCTGCATAACGAAGCGTAGTTGATGGTCACGAGTTCCCGATCAATAGCAAACTGAAAGAGCTGGCCGAACAGCAATTTGATGTTCCGTTTTGTTGCCGGACCTTTGTCACAGTGGTCAATCACAGCCTGTATGTGTCGTTTGCGAACCTCCTTAAAGTTCATGCCGGTCAATGTTTTCGCATTTTTATAGGCGGAGGTGTAACGCTTATTGACGGTCTGCTTTTTATCCGTCTTCAACCATTCGACCCACATGTCATACACTTGTGCGACGGTAAGAGATGCTTCGGTGAGGTCGTATGGGTTGGCATTGTAGGCAGATAACGCTTTCAACGCCTCGGAACGTGTCTTGTAGTAGCCAAGGTATTTTACGATCTGTTTTGCCTCGTCCGTCCAACCTATCGTGATGCGGACGGCATAGGGTTTTCTTCGGTTGCCCGAAAGCTTGCTGATACCACCGAACCCGTTAGGTAACCGCATAATCTTGACACCCCTTGTTTGAAAAAATAAAAATTGCGTTGTATAATGATTATGCACAAACCAAAAGCTACGTTTTAGGAAGCACACCCGCTGCGGGGCAAACGCTAATCCGGCGCAGATGGTTTTTGGCGAGTGTATGTTCCATCCGTATTGAGGATTAAAGCTGGGTTCCCAAATGGGAGTAGCGAGAAATCGTTAGAATCCTTTGCTCCGTGACGGATGGTTTTAACAGGCAGGCAGTGATGTGTAAACAAGGCGCACCACGCTTGTGCGCTGTCGTGCCTGTTATCATTGCCGACATCGGATGGAAACATTCGATAAGAACGTTGCAAGCTCCCCGGAACGGCTTGTAGCGTTCTTTTTTTATTTTAACTTGCTGTTGCAACAAACTTGCAACCAAAATCAAATATAAAACATGCTAACCATGCGTGTTTGCGTGGTGTTGTTGCAACTAAACTTGCAACAAAATTGCAACTTGTCAAACCCCTCGAAATCGAGGGGTTATTTTTTTATTTTAGGACACGGATATAGCAACATTTTTTTCTATGTATTGATTCATGGTGGAAAAGGCTTTGACAGCACCGATTGCAGCAGTACGGCCATCCTTGTTTAACCTGCGAAAGTCGGCAAGAAGCTCCGCTTCCTCAATCGTAATAGTGACTTCTTTTTCTCCGCATAATAGGTAGCATGGAGATACATCTAATGCCTGTGCAAGTTTCAGTATAAGAGTTCTCCCTGGGTTACTGTTCAATCCAGTTTCGTATTTGTGGATTGCGGATTTTTTTAGACCGACACGCTCACCTAATTCTTCCAACGTGTATCCTTTGGCGATACGTTCACTGTGTAGAATATCCTTGAATTCCATTAATATCCCTCCTGTTCTTCAATAAAATTATAGCATATTTTTTATAAAAAACAAGAAAAAATGTCTTGACAAGATACAAATGAAGAGTTAAAATGAGAGTGTCTTGAGAGTGGAAATGCGAGGTGATAAAATGAATGAGAGATTACTGAGGTCAGCAATGATTAAAAACGGAGACACTCAGGAAACACTGGCAACAGCTATGGGAATCAGCTTGTCAAGGCTTAATGCAAAGATAAACTCCAACAATGCGGAGTTTAAGCAGAACGAAATTCTGTACATAAAAAAGCGTTACAAATTGACTCCCAAGCAAGTTGATGAAATTTTTTTTGATGACAGAGTATCTTGAAAGTGGAAAGGAGGATACCATGATTAGAGCATTAGGACACCATTATAAAGTCAAACTTTTCTACGAGGTAGAGGTTGATGTCATTGCCCACGATGAGGATGAGGCACAGGAAACTGCCGAACGTTATGTAAGCGATCTGTTGGATGATGATGAAGTTAAGATTCTTGATTGTGATGTGGAAGACCCCAAATGCGGTGAAGAGGCATTGGAGATTATCAGAGAGGATGATTGAGATGTTGGAATTGTTAGATCGATTCGGTGGTTGGCTGGAATGGCAGATAGACCACAATGATTACCTATTCGGATTCATCGCCGCTTTCTACATCTTCTTCTTCTGTTGGGTGATGGGAATCATCGATGTGGTGATGAAATGAGCAGGTTTTCAGAGAATCTAAAAAAACTCCGCAGCCGGAATGGGTACACCGTTGCGGAGCTGGCGAAGAAGTTAGGAATTAGTGAAAGTTCATATCGGAACTATGAAAATGACCGACAAGAGCCAGTGGTTTCAACACTACATAAAATGGCAAAAGTACTGCATACCGACTTCAACGGATTGTTGGGCGGATATATTCCTAACAGTGAAGTGGACAGGGCATTAGGGGAAGTCCTCCAGAGTCTGAGAGACCTAAAGGAGAAATGGGATGGTCAAGGTTAGTATAGCGAAAGCGGCAGAAATGATGAACAAGGGTCAGCAGTTCGTCCGCATCGCACTACAGAGGGGCTTGGTGCCATTTGGGTTCGCAGTAAAGCTACAAGGGGAAGACAGTCGGTATGACTACTATATCAACCCCAGGCAGTTCTGCGAGTACCTTGGCATCACGGAGCAGGAGCTGACAGAACGTGTTAAGAAGTGCGGGGCGAGGGGAGAGGGAATCCATGAACCGCTTTTTGAATAGCTGGTGGTTTACATTCTTTGCCAGTGTTGCAGTATTGGCAATACTGATAGCCATTGCGGTAGACCTTGTGGTCATATCGGTTGCAGGGCATTCACTTTGGTTTCCTTACCCAAAATAAAAAAGCACCGGTAGCCAACCGGTGCCGTTACGAAAGGAGCCAAACAACCATATCAGAGGTTGATAAGCTTATAGTCATTATAGCATGGAATTTGGAAAGGGGCAAGCATGAGTAAAACAAGATTATTAATGACGGTCGAAGAAGCCGTACATAAACATGACAAGTGGTTGGAAATCCGTAACATGGGCATCGGTGGCAGCGACGCCGGTGTGATCATGGGGTTAAACCCCTACAAAAGCCGGTTGAGGTTATGGATGGAAAAGACAGGCAAGACGGAACAGCCAGACCTGTCCGACAACGAAAGCGTGTATTGGGGAACGAAGTTGGAGGATGTGGTTGCAGAATACTTCACCGAAAAGACAGGGAAGAAGGTACGCCGGTGCGGAACATTGCAGAGCGTTGAGCATCCGTGGCTTTTGGCGAACGTAGACCGATTAATCATCGGTGAAGATGCAGGTTTGGAGATCAAGACTGCTGGTGTGGGTCAGTCAAAACTTTGGAAAGATGACGAGATACCGGACAGCTATTACGCACAGTGCCAACATTACATGATGGTGACAGGCTGTGAAAAATGGTACATTGCCACGCTGATTGGCGGCAACAAAGGAATTATCAAGGAAATTCCACGGAATGATGCGTTTATTGATGATATGTTCCACAAGGAAGCCGCATTTTGGACGCTTGTGGAAAACGACACTATGCCGGAAGTCAACGATGGGTTGGAAGATACCGCAGACGCATTACTGGAATTGTATCCCCAAGCGAAGCCGGAAGCGTATGCGGAGCTGGAATGTACGGACGAAATCGAAAAGATTTTTGAGATGTACGAAGAGGCTAAACAGGCCAAAGAGCAATACGAGAATTTGGAAAACGAATGCAAGAATAAGATTAAAAGCCTTGTTGGTGACAACGAATACTGCAAAATAGGTGACAAACACAAGGCAACCTGGTCTAACACGGCAGGTAGGGTCACACTCGATACGAAAGCATTACAAAAAGATTTGCCCGACGTGTATGAAAAGTATAAAAAAGTCGGTAAAGCCAGCCGACGGTTCTCGATGAAATAAGGGGGAGTAAACATGACGGAAGGAGCTATTCAGACAATCAGCAGGCATGTCAAGGAGTATCGGTACATGCTTGGGTTGAATCAGTTACAGTTTGCGGAACGCTGTGGGTTGGGTGTTGATAGGATACGGGAACTTGAACAGGGAAAGGGCGCTACACGCAATGCGATCGAATTGTTGCGGATAGCGGAATCTTGCAACGTTCAGTATTCTGACCTGTTCACAAGGAAAGACGATACCGTCGTTAAAAAGAACGCAGACCTACCAGACGGTGTTTTGGAAGGAATTAAGAATGCCATCGACGGTGGTGGCATCAGTAGAAAAGATTTAGCTAAAAAGATGGGTGTATGTCACTCCAACATAAGCTTTTGGCTTAATGGTGTGAACGCGCTTAACCCGTTTAATTTTCAAAACCTTATAACCATTTTAAACCTCAATGCCGCAAAGCTTGGGGCGATGGTAGCGAAACAGACAGAAGAAAGACCCATGGTTGAGGAACCAGAACCCGAATCCGAGGAAAAAATTCACCCCTTGCCGGAGCCAAACCCTGACTTCATCAGCGGAAAAGCGGCAGAGGACAGAGCTAAAAATATACAGGAAGAAGAAGCGTTTGAATCGAGAATGCTTAAAATAATGCGCTTGCAGAAAAATTTGGATGACATTTTAGGAAGACTGAAACTGATTACAGTTACAGCATATGAATTGCACAAAGAATTAGAAGAACTGAAAGGAGCATAAGAACATGGCAAATGTAAAAACAGGAGTGACCAAAACGAACAATGAAGTGGCACAGGTAAAACAGGTAGGATTAAAGGGGCTGCTGATGAGTATGCAGGGGCAGATTGCCAAGGCTCTGCCGAGCGTTCTGACACCGGAGCGGTACACGCGTATGGTCATGACCGCACTGTCCACCTATCCGCAGTTACAGCAGTGTACACCGGAAAGCTTTTTGGGAGCGGTTATGCAAGCCGCACAGTTAGGGGTAGAACCCAACACTCCGTTGGGGCAGGCATATCTGATTCCATTCAGAAACAAGGGGCGGTTGGAAGTACAGTTCCAGCTTGGCTACAAAGCCTATTTAGACCTTGCCTACAGATCGGGTGAAGTAACCATCATCGATGCACAGGCCGTACACAAGAACGATGAGTTTGAATACGAATACGGACTCGATCCGAAGCTGAAATTCAAGCCGGCACTGACAGATCGGGGAGAGGTTATTGCATATTACGCAATGTTCAAGACGAAGATGGGTGGCTTCAACTTCATCGTGATGAGCAAGGAAGACATCGTAAACCATGCCAAACAGTACTCCCAGAGTTTTGGTAGCAGTTTTTCACCTTGGAAATCCAATTTCGACTCTATGGCAAAAAAGACCGTACTGAAACAGGTCTTGAAATATGCTCCGTTAAAGAGCGAGTTTGCGAAGAACCTTGCGGCCGATGAAACCATTAAGACGGACATCCAACCGAACATGGTTGATTTGGCAGATGAAACCGAACCAATCAACGTGACACCGACAACGGAACAGGCAGAATCGATTCCCCCTGATGAAATTGTTCCGTTTGATGAAGACTGACACACGATCTTGGAAGTAGCCCACGGTGTGATGACCTCCTCACCGTGGGCGGGGCTGGAGGAAGTAAGATGGCAAGAAAAGCAAAGCAGGATGTTCTCGTATCATACGACTTCTTGCCTGTTTTTGAAACATTGGTCAACCAGGGCAAGGAAAAGATTGCTGCTGAGTTGATCATCGCAATCATAAAGTTCGATAAAGACGGCGTTGAGCCATCTTTTTCTGATGCATCCGTTGAGCTGGTTTGGGAGTCTGTCATCAGACCCAGGCTTGTGGAAAATAAAAGAGCTTATGAAGAAGTCGGAGAAAAACGTAGGGCTGCGGTCAACAACAGATACAGGAAGAACGAGCAAAATAATACAGATGGTACAAATGAATACAAATGTAACAACGATGTTCAAAACGAGAATGTGAATACCGATGTACATGATAATGATAATGATAATGATAATGTTAATGATAATGTAAAAGAAAAAATAAATAAAAAAGAAAAGCCACAAAAACATCAATATGGCGAGTACAAAAATGTGCTTCTGTCAGATGATGAACTGCAAAAGCTTCAAACGGAGTTCCCATCCGATTGGAAAGAGCGAATAGAAAACGTGTCGGAGTACTGCCGATCTCATGGGAAAACCTACAAGGATTATCTCGCCACTATACGCAATTGGGCAAGAAGGGAAAAGCAGAATGCAACAAGGCCGACACCTATTCGGAAAAATGATGTGGCAAGTGGATACCAACGAATGATGGAGATTCTTGGGGGCAATGATGAAGAAGATTGATGATAAAGCCAAAAGAGGAAAAGTGATTGCCATGCTTTTTGCAAGCTATGGTCAGGGCAGTGAAGCGGAACGCATGGCGGTTTATGTGGAAATGTTGAACGATATTCCTGCCGATGTATTGGAAAAGGTTTGCAAAAAGGCAATCCTTGAAAGTAAGTTTCTGCCGAGCATTGCAGAATTGGTACAGGCTGCCAAGGAACTTGTGGCAGAAGCCAACGGCATGGATATACTTCCCTTTGCTGAAGCATGGAAAGAGATTACGAAAGAGATGCACGACACGTTCGTATATGGCACTCCCAAATTCAGCAGACCGGAGATTCAACAGACGGTAGATGCATTCGGCTGGCAAGAGTTGTGCGAGATGCGGACACAGGACATCCCCATCATCCGGGCGCAGTTGAAAGCCATGTACGAGGGCATTTGCAAGAAGAACCAGGAACGTGACATGAACGGCTATGTGTTGGGAACAACGGTACTGATCGGTGATAAAAACGCGGTGAGGTTGATGCTGGAATGAAAGAAAAGAAAAAAACTGATTTGGATCAGGATACCTTACGGTTCGCCCACGAACTGGAAGACAAGCTCCTACCCACGATGGGGAACTGCGGACTATGGAACGAGGAAGTACCTGCCACGATGGAGCGGAAACGAAATCTGCTATTTGTGATAGCTCAACGGAAAGCCAAACTGAAAAAACAGGTGGAGTGGTTGCATCAGCAACAGGAATATTACCGGCAGTTGCAGGAGGATGTGTAAAGGTGAAAGGGCAAGTGGGATTAGTTGATATTGACTCACATAATTTTCCTAACCTTGTGTTAATGAAATTGTCGGCATGGCATAAAAGCCAAGGAGATAGCGTAGAGTTGTTAAAACCCAATGATTTACTCAAGGGTGCTAACCTTTTTGGAGGGTATGACTACTTGTATGGTGCTTGCGTGTTTAATTGGAACAGACAGATTGCAGATAAGCTGTCTGAGATAGGGGTGCAAGTAGGTGGTACAGGAAGCGGAAACGATAAAACGCTTCCACACGAAATCGAACACATTATGCCGGACTATTCGTTGTACGGAATAACTGATACGGCCTATGGATTCTTGACAAGAGGTTGTCCACGTCGCTGTCCGTTCTGCATAGTGGGAAATAAAGAAGGATTGGTGAGCCGTAAGGTTGCAGACTTGTCAGAGTTTTGGAACGGACAGAAAAATATAGTTCTGTGTGACCCCAATATACTTGCCAGTCATGACCATATGGAACTTCTGTATCAGCTTGCGGACAGTAAGGCAGTTGTTGATTTTAACCAAGGACTTGATGCACGGCTACTGACAAAAGAAAACATTACAGTGCTGAAGCAGATTAAGATAAAGCGGATCCACTTTGCATGGGATAATCCAAAAGACAGCACAGTCCCTAAAGCGTTGGAGATGTTTGCAGAGGAATGGGGAATAAAACCAAAGCATCACGCGGTCGTGGTGTATGTGTTGACAAACTATTGGTCTGACATTGACGAGGACCTAAAAAGGATTTATTGGCTGCGTGAACATGGTTATTCACCTTACATCATGGTGTATGACAAGGAACACGCGCCCAAAACAATAAAAAAGCTACAGCGGTGGGTGAACAACAGGTTCGTGTTTTATAGCACAAACACGTTCGATGAGTATGTAAAAAAGGGGGTGGTTTCCGTTGAATAAACAGCTTACATTAGGCTCATTGTTTGACGGAATATAGGTGGGTGGCAACTCGCAGCCATAAAGAATGGGGTCGAACCTGTTTGGTCTTCGGAGATTGAAAAATTTCCGTTGGCATTAACGAAAATCAGATTTCCCAACACGATTCAGTTGGGAGATGTAACAAAAATAGATGGGGCAAAGATTCCCCCGGTTGACATTATTTGTGCAGGGTCTCCTTGCCAAGATTTATCCGTGGCAGGAAAAAGAGAGGGGTTAAAAGGTGAACGAAGCGGATTATTTAGAACGGCAATTGACATTGTTTACGGAATGCGAAGAGCTACCAACGGAGCTTACCCAAGATTCTTCGTCTGGGAAAATGTCCCAGGAGCCTTTAGTTCCAATAAAGGGCTTGATTTTCGTGCCGTGCTTGAAGAAATCGGACAGACCGAGGTTCCAATGCCTGCCAATGGGAAATGGGCAGAAAACGGAATGGCTCAATTACCTGGATGTGAGATCGCTTGGAGGATTCTCGATGCTCAATGGTTCGTACCTCAGAGGCGCAAAAGAATCTTCCTTGTCGCAGATTTTGCAGCCACCGACAGACGTGCCGGAAAAATATTATTTGTCGAGCCGAGCATGTCAGGGAATTATCCGCAGGGCGAAGGAACGTGGCAAGGAGTTACCGGAAGCGTTGAGGATGGCACTGGAAGCGCAATCACGCTTAGGGAACGAGCAGGAAAACCCGGTGGTGGCAAAGGCCCCTTGCTTGCAATAGATAAGAGTGGCCCATTAATGGCAAACACCAATGACCAAGCGGTGTTTCAACAGAAGAACACGGTGTACGATATGCACCACGCAGCGGATGTGATACGAACCCATGTCAACGTTTCACCAACCCTGATGTCAAGGATGGGTACAGGTGGGAATAACGTACCGATTCTTACCGAGGGCATGACAATGTTTGAAAGTCATCCTGCCGATGCAAGGGTGACAGGACCGGTGAACGTATCCCCAACCGTCACGGCTCATTTCCATAAGGGAAGTGCTGATACACCTCTGATCTTGAACGACCAAGGTGGAAGCGTGATGAACGTGGAAGCGGATGGCAAGGTTGGAACACTACGAGCGGAAGCACACGGCAACAATCCCATCGTGTTTGAGCCTGGGGTAGCAACGAGAGATGGTGGTCATGTTTACACGAATGGGAAAGCCCCAACATTAAGGGCGAACCCTGGGGACAACTTTCCAACCGTAGCCTATTCAGCAGGATTTAAACCGATGCAGAGTGCGGATGCAAGGGGATTGGGATACGAAGAGGAACAATCACCTACGTTGGTGACGGGAGATGTGCCAGCCGTGGTATATGGCATCTGCTCAAAAGACAGTAACTCCATGAGGTCAAAGAATCCTCACAGCGGAATCTATGAAGCTGATAAGTCAAGAACCTTGGATACCAACGGAATGAATCCCAACTGCAACCAAGGTGGGAACGTAGTGGTGTACGCCCTTGAAGGAAACGGAGCGAGGGAATCGCATCGTGGTCCCGGATACAGTGACAGCGGAAAGATGTACACGCTGAACACTGTCGAACAACATGGGGTAGCTGTTGCAAGCTTTGATGGCTCTAACATAACAAGCCCAACCAATAAAACAAAAGTGGAATTTAACAGGCCCGCATGTACATTAAATACCGATCCGAGAAGTGCAAGTGTGGTGATAAAAGGGGAAAACGTAGCCGCATACAGTATTGGGCATGATGAACGGAGCGCACAGTTTGAACCGGATCAGGCAGACCCTCTTACCGCATGTGATTACAAACAGCCACCTGTTGTAGCACAGCCTGTGTCCACTGGGGGGGGGACGCTCGTATGCAATAGGGAACGGGCAGACGCAACAGTTGAAAATGTCCGAAATAGTGGGAACGCTGAACTGTATGCACGACCAGATAGCTATCATGCAGCCGCTTGCAACGGACAGC